AGCATGTTGAGCACACATTCACCTGCTACTACTGTCTAGGCATCAAGAGTCTACCGTCTGTAACAAACGAGACTAGGACTAAGTCAGACAAGGGTGGTATTGCAGTACATGAGTGTGTGCCGGACACAAGTATGACTGGTTTCTGTGCTATTTGTGGAGTGTGGATGCTGTGACTCTTGCTGAGTTCTTTGCAACACACCCAATACTCGTTGTATTGTGGCACAAGGCACAAGAGGATGCTAAGATTATACCTATCATCAACGAAGAGATTAGACTACACAAGGAGAGAGAACAATGAATATATTCGTATTACATACAGAGCCCGACAAAGCAGCGATTCAACAGTGCGACAAGCATGTGCCTAAGATGTGCGTAGAGACTGCACAGATGATGGCTACTGCTGTTCGCAATCATGGTGCGAGGGACTGCGACATGCCATTGACTCAAGCCAACAAGCCATACAAGGGAGGTTACCCACATCACCCATGCACTGTGTGGGCATCAGAATGTCAGGAGAACTTCCTATGGCTAGCAGAGCATGGCCTGGCCCTATGCATTGAGTTCGAGAGTAGATTCGAGAAGGAACATGCCTGCTTCGAGCCTATACTAGAGATGCTGGGTATGCATTACCTATTACCGGAGAATGGTGAGATGACTCCATTCGCTTTGGCTATGCCCGATGAGTACCGACCTATTCATGGTACAGTCACACTACCCAATGACGATGGTAAGTACATCGTTACACATGCATCAGGCCAAGAAGCAGTAGAGGCATACAGAGACTACTACCACAGCAAGGAGTTTGCAGAGTGGAACTATACAGACCAACCGGAGTGGTGGACAGCATGAACATCAAAGACATTCAAGAAGAGATATACCAACTATGGTATCTATTCAACATGGAGCGAGCAATATCCACCTCGGTTCATATATGTTCGGAGTTAGTGAGTATAGGTGTAACAGCCACAAGTGAGAGAAGGAGAGAAACAATATGAGTGAAGAACCAACGATAAAAGAGAAGATTGACCAAATACTGAGAGAAATGGAGAGTGGTGTGCAAGGAGAGACTACCAAGGACATGAACGATAGGCACGCTGAGATAGACAGACTGAGACACCTATGTTCCCGACTCGAGACACCACTCGACTTGCTGAACAGCAAAAGGTACTCCTTGGTAGGTGAGATGCTATTCACCACCACGAGACAGACTATGTACGCCAACGGCTATCCTAGGAAGAGTCTACCAATCATGAGGCTGGACAGTAGCAAACTATCCGAGTTATTGAGCCTACTAAACAGGATGGGCGTGCTATACAAGGCTCTGTTGACTGACCCAATGGTTAGGAACATCCGCACAAGGGAGAGAAGCATCACGAAATTGTATCTTACTGAATCCGGTTCAATCAGAGATGTTTTGCCCTCGCATGACATTTCATTAGTGGCCGGCTGGATGCAGGAATGGACAGAAGAGGCATTGGAGAATGTCGGTCTAGGTCTATCGACCAATCTTCTCAGACTACTCCGAGAGAAGGGAGATGCAGGAATTGGAGAGCAAGTAGTCACGAACATCAATGAGGCTTGGGGGGCTGAAGAGTTGAGGCCAGTCTACGAGTCCTTGTCTAGTGCACTGTTCTCATGGAGCAGGAAGCCTTGGGAGAAGAGTGCTTCACAGAAGGGTAAGGGCATACAGATGCTATCAGATGGCGACTTGACCACTAGGTGGCACTCAGCCCCTAGTGTTTTCATTACATTGGACACGGCACTGTCTGCATCGACTGCTGAGTTACTAGCGACACTTGACCTAGTGGCCATAAACCTTCGAGACCACCTAGGTCCCTCTCTTGGAGATGTGCTTCGTGAAGAGACCTGGCCTGGAGGGAGAAGTTCCCTATACATTCGTACTTGTCCGGCATCACCTAGGCCTGGAGTCCTACCTAACATCAAAGCAGACAACATCGGTGCATTTGTGGACGGAGTAAGATATCTAGCAGGTGCTATGTCTGACCCCGACCATCCCGACTACGACCCACAAGGTGAGTTGTGTGTGATGAAGTACATGGAGAGCGACCTATCCGGCGTGCTAGTCAAAGGCCATAAGAGTATGGTGGTTGGACTTGGCTCGTCCGGTGTAACTGCTGGAGAAGGCTCTAACTTCGTCATTCCATTGCATCACAACACAGGGGCCTCTATCCTTGATGAAATCAACAAGGTCATGAGTGAAGCACCGGATGGACATGAACATCACGAGTTGGAGTTGGTATGGCCTAAGTTAGACCCTGTTGGGTCATACGGTGATGGCATAGACTGTCGCTCAATCATCAACAGGGCTGGCTACATGGAGTCAGACAGGAGACCAGTAATAACTCAGATTCGTGGCCTTGGTAGAGCCAAGCCCGAACTCAAAGCACCTGCTACATACACAGACCAAGAGACAGGCGAGTTGGTAACTATGACTATCAGAGGCAATGTCCCACATGGTGTAGTATCACAAGCACACTACGAGGATGTGGGCAAGGGAGACCTAAGCGATTGTGCCAAACTAGAGGCTGACCTCAAGAATGGTATCATTACCGAGGGACAGCAAGACTTCGTCATCTACTGCCCATCGGGTAGCACTAACTGCCACGCTGCGGGAGTAGCAAATGACCATAATTTGGCTATTGTGTATACTCCTGTCCAGCAGGGGGTTACATGGACAGAGGTCAATGGTTGGGTCACAACAGCGACTGGTGTAGAGCCATCACCGTACGACCCGACACCATTCACATCGTACTTTTTCGATGGTTGCAGAGATGGCGACAGGAATTGGGACTACGGTTACCACACACTGTCTCAATTCTTTCACACTTTCATCAGTAGCCCTTACAATGACCCTCGATTCGAGGCATATTTGGCTGGGTTCTACTCCACTTGGATTATCAAGGCGACATTGGCCGTTGCTTTGGGAGAGAGCAGACATGGCTATGCTACCCAAGCGAAGTTCACTCTCAAGGCTGGTTTGTTACCATTGCTAGTGCTAGACGCTTCAAACTGTTTGGGTAAGTTCCCAAATGGGCCAGTAGGTGACAAGAGGACTTTCTACGGTGTTCTACGCAACAGGGAGTTGGGACTCAACGGCATGAGAACCTGTCTTAGAGCAGTTCGTGAGTGCTTCACTAGTGAAGTTACTTGGTCTTCCTCGTATGGTGGTACGAAGTATCGACAGTCAGTAGACATGGCGATAGATGCAGTTAATTCATTGATTGAGTTGCAGAACGGAGGCAAGATAAGTAAGGTACTAGGGACAGTCAATATCCTAGAGAACGCAGTTCATAACTGCAGTTACTTCTTCGATAAGTTCGTATCTTCCAAGGTATACTTCGACATAGGTACAAGTAATCACCAATCACTCGCTACTATACCACAACAATACATGACTATAGTACCATTACACCAGCACTTCTACAACCATGTCCTAGACCCTAGTGAACCACACAAGGTAGCCACAGAGGCTACTGCTAGTGAACTTCTTGCAGAGAGGAATAGTATACTAAAGNCCGGACTACATGCACAACAGTTCCACAAGCACAAGTTGCAGACCATAGAGAAACTACGTCGGAGCACCTTCTACTACTAACGGCTCAGATATCATGAGGGGAGACTACGGTTCTAGAGCAATCGAACATGTGAAGCAGATTACAGACTTTATGTCGAGAGACTCCGTAGATGTCGATATACACAGAGNAGGACACTGTGCCCTTGACGGATGCACCAAATCGTCTTGCCAGCGCAACACAGTGGAGAGCAAGTACAACATAAGCACCGAGAAGATGATTGCCCTTCAAGATGTACTCGGGAAGGGCTCTGTCTCGTTCTCCTCTGTATTGCCGAGCGATGTCTACGGTACTTGGACGAATATTCTCATTGCCCCTAGTGGTCATGACCCCGTGAACACGGTATTCACTGAACCTACCAGAGATAGCCTAACTAACTCTCAACCGGAAATTGAGGATATCATCTTTACAACAGCCTCCGGAATACACATACAGGGATTGAACATAACGAACCTCCCTGTAACAGGCTTCAACTTCTATGGTAAAATAGTACAAGAAGGAGACAACATGTTTGACTCATCTGTCGTTCTTGAAGTGGTGATGTGCAAGGTTAGGGAGTTCCTTTCTTTTTCTTCTTCACTTGCCTTCCCATTCGACGTACTGGCTTTCTTGTTGATGAACGACACACAGAAGGTAGACCATTGGCTGAACAATGACTTCTTCAAATCCCTGCACGCAGACCTATTGGAGATGCACAATGCTGGATGGATTCATTTCACTCATGCTCNTCCTCATTGGACCGAATACCTCNCGACAAGCACTTTCGCACTTACCGATTACCTGCTCACACTATGGTTGAGCGAGGAGGTCATAATAAACGATGGATGGGGTGTAAACACAGACCAATTCAAATCTAATGTGGAGGATAATCCTTCCTTTGTAATATGGTCCCCTGGAACTCATACTGAATACCACGCCGGTGGTGTGGCATCACCAAACACAGTGTTCGCTGGACATTCAGTGAACCAACTATTGCAAGTCCTAATGTCGATAATCGACATAGACACATTGAGAGATATAATGGAGGAATACATATGAACACAAAAGAGATGATTGAAGAAATGAAAGAGAACGATGTGCATAAGCACATGAGCGAGCATGGTGAAGAACAGGCAGACTCATTTTGGCAGGTGGATACAGCACCTACTAACACTACTGACGAGTTCAGAGTCAAGATAACGGCAATGGCCGACGATGGTAAGTTGCATATGCAGTTTGGTTCTGCAGATGTGGCCGGACTACATGCACGAATGAAGAAGGAACTGCGAAGTCCCTTCGTCTACCTAAGCGGTAAGATGCTGAGACCCTACGGATTGGCGTTTGACTTGACCCTAAAGAACGGTAGCATAGACAGCCACCAACTGAAGGAGTTGGGGCACAAAGTCCGAGAAGGAGGTGTATCTGTAAAATCACTAGCACAGGCAGATGACTACTGCATGATGGAGTTCATCGGAGTAGAGGATGGTGACGACAACACAGGAGAGCCATGCAGGATGTTGGTGTTTGAACTAGCACCCAAGTGCAGGCTATACATCAAGTTCACAGACATCCCAGCAATAGTGCCGGATAACACCAAGACTCTACCGGAATACAGAGCAGAATGGGTACTAGGTTGGCTATGTGCCAACTACCTACTGGAGGACGAGTGAATGCTTCCGGATGTAGACCCAGCAATGCTCGCATTTCAGATGCTCTTGAATGAGCAAGCAGAAGACCCGAAGAAGGCCACAGAGAGAATAGTATCTCTACCTAACGGGCTACTAGAACAAGTTCTACTGTTCTCCTATCGAGTGGAGACAGGGACTGACCAACTAGAGAACTACAAAGAGGCCATCGTATCTCAGATAGAGGCGTTAGTAATTCCTCTAGATACATGCGTCAAGACAACATTCCCAATATCAATGGAGGGACACGAATGACATACACACACGGATATAATACAGGATACAAGAACAAGAACACAGAATGCCACTGGGGTAATCCCCTAGTGTTTACCACACACGACGGAATAGAAGTCTATGCCGGAGGTAGTAGCCGAGGAGGCGGATGGTGGAGAATGGAACAACTACCCGACCTAGCCATGGGACCTGACAACGAGGTCAGGAAGGGATACTCCTCATTGGAGGTCAAGACCAAAGCGAGGAACATGGATGGATGGTCATGCTTAGACCACCTTGTGACGAGAGAGGCACCAGCAGTATTGGAGATGGACTTCCCCGATTACAATATACCACAAGACTGCGATGTGGAGTTTTGGGTATCACTCGCTAACGATATCAGAGAGAAAGACATCAAGAGCATCCACGCTATGTGCATGGGTGGTCATGGTAGGACAGGCGTACAACTAGCCTGTCTACGATGGCATCTAGCAACAGAGGAAGAGAGGAAGGCATGGCCTGACGCTCACACCTTGGTCATGGACATTAGGAATGCATACTGCCACTCTGCAGTAGAGGCTGACTCGCAACAGGCATATGTTGCAGTGATGTGTGGAATACCCACCGGACAGCCACTGCCCTTCCACAAGGGATATGGCGGTGCCTACGGTGGAGGTGGAGCATGGAGCAAATCAGCCGTCGTAAAGGCAGACAAGGACTATGACGCACACAACAGACCAATCTTGGAGTGCAGTGAATGTGACTTCTGTGCCCATGAGGACGAGGAGGAGGACTTGGAGCCTGGCGATTTCTGCTGGGACTACGACTGCCAAGGTAAGTTAGTGGATGTGACTGATATGCTCGTACAGAGAAGCAGTACGAAGCACATAGNATCATCATGCTTGTGTCTTACTACACTCGATGTTACTTCGGAACTGAATGTGATGAAGGTTGGGCTACTGAGCAGAGAATTGATGGTCGAACTACACGGAGAGAATTGGCCACAAGTGATGCAGAAACTATTCAATCAGCACAAGAAGTCCACTCTCCGTGGACAGTTGCTACGCATACTCAACAAGGCGTTACTCGATGAGGACGACAAGGACAGAGAGGACACTCTAGTATGTATCACAGACACATCATGCGATGAGCGAATGAGTGGCTCTAAGAAGCCCGACTACAGTAAGAAGGGGGACTTGAAGTTCACCAGCAGGTCGTTTGTCGAATGTGGCTTCTGCACTACCAAGGCTAGCCCGAACAAGATGGGATATGCATGGAAGACAAATGGACAGAACACATCATCCAAGTTAGAGCACATATGCTCAGAGTGTGTACTCAAGTTGGGAGACATGGAGTTAGAGAGTCGTATCGACAAGCACGCTGGTATGTACATGTGCCAACCCGTCCTTCCAAAGGAAGACAGCGATGAAGATAATTGGCCGAAAGGTCACATAGTGGATTCAATCAGTCCTAACTACGCATTGAGGCTCAAGATTAGGCGTGACCAAAACAAGCCCAATGTAGACGACCCGAGCGATGACGATGACCTTGACGACATGTCGGGTAAGTACAACAACGACATAGACTACTCTGATGATAAGATTCTAGATGCGATGCTAGAGGAAGATTTGAGAGAGGTGATTTGGATATGAGAGAAGCAAACCAAGAATTAGTAGAGAAGCACAACAGAGAAGAGAAGATGCCTGAGAACAGACTCAAGCAGGTTAGGGAAATAGTCGATANCGCACTGNACAGTGTGCAGTCAGACTATCCTAAGTGGAGAACAGAAGACCTGCTGAAGGTCGCACAAGAGTGCATAAACAGACATATAACCGAAATAACGGAGGAAAAACAATGAACACAGAAGAATTAAGTAAAGAAGAGATAATTGAGAGATTGGAAGCAAGCGAGAGAAGTGTAGGTCGACTGAAAGACCTATTGCAGGAGAGTCTGACTATGGTCGACCAACTGCATACAAAGCAGATGGACATGCAGAAGGAGTCATTTCTGATTAAGGAGAGTGGCATCAACCTAGCCGGAAGCATAGCGAATTTCATCACCTTAGATGCTCAGCAAGTTGCTAAAGCAGTAGTGAACGAAAAGTCACTCAACAAAGACTTGGATGATTTGATAAACGCAATCAAGAAGGATGTGGAGAACAGACTATCCGACTTGGGTAGCGGTAAGGTTACTGACGAGTTAGTTAAGAAGGTAATAGACCACATAGATACCGATGTAATTGCAGAGACAATCGCAGAAGGAGACATCGAATCGGACATCGCTTCGTACATCGATGCTGAAAATGTAGCATACCACATAGATGTGTCTGATGTTGCAGGCTATGTGCACATAGACGATGTTGCAGGGTGCATAGACCACGGAGATGTTGCTGGTTACATCGAGGTTGATGCATCAGATGTAGCCGAGCATGTGGAGATTGACCTAGATGACTTGGCTGGTAGGATAGACTTGGACGCTCTAGCGGAGTTACTGAAGGATAGGGTGGCTTGATGGAGTTCAAGAGACCCCCATCTGACGACTTTACAGACATTACTTGGAATCACGAGTTGGGTGAAGAGGACGCAGAATTGATGCATGTCCTCATGCAATTGAAGAAACATGCTAACGAAGGTATGTATTTCTTCTTTGAGGGAATGCATGATGCTGACGGCAATCCACATCCAGACTTGTTACTCGATGATGATGTAATGACCGAGAAACTGAGCGAGGCAAGCAAACTGCCTTGGGATGTAACAGGTGAGAAGGTTTGGGAGTGGGACGGTGCAGTGCATTCCTTACGGCACTTCTTGATTGGAATGTGTGAGTTCGATGCGGAAGTTTGGACAATAGAGCACTTACAAGAGCGTATGGAACAAGTCCACCGAGGCCATAGTGAAACCAAAAGAACAATGCAAGAGATGGCCGAAAGGAGCGGATTCGAGGAGGACGCCCTAGGTTTCCTCATTTCTTGCATGGGAGATATGGTGGCAAATGACCTAGACGATTACATAACGGACAGTTTTGCCATGTCTTGTGTGCTACACAAGAAAGCCAGCAATCTTGACGAGGCTATGTATTGGACTCAAGAGAAGACTAGAGAGGCTATGGAAGTAGTTAGGGGAGTATTCCTAAACAATGATACTGTGATAACATGAGAGAAGAAGAGATAAAAATAGATATGAAGAATAAGATTGTAACCATCGGAAAGGTTACCATCGACATGGACGGAGGTATCATTACCATTGGTACTAGCGGAGTGAGAGTTGATGAGAACGCAATGGAGTCAGAGGACTCCTCGGTTGAGCCAACAAAGCCGAAGCCTGTAGTTCACAGGTCTTTGTCTGCGAAGCAGAAGGCTAAGTTCAAGACAGAGAGAGAGAATCTGGAGGGGTCCAAAGTAGTGATAGACGATGTTAAATGCATTGTTTCTAAGCACATCAAGGGCACACTTTACGAGGTTAAGGCAAGTATTCAGAGACCAAGCAATAGCGGTGGATTACCCACAAGTGTGAATGTGAATCGCTTTGCTTCACATAACAAGGGCAAGGACATTTGGTCTTGGTGGGTAGACCAAGGTGGAAAACTCCAAGAGTATAACCCAAACATGGCTACAGCCGAAGAGGGACACTCAAAAGACACACCTAAAAACTGCTCTAGATGTGGAATGGTAGGGACTAATATAGCCACTTGTGAGTCCATTCTAAGTACGGACGGTACATGGTTACAAGTTCACCGCCCAACTCTCTACAAGGAGGGTAGGGACAATGCCTAATTGGTGTAACAACACCCTAATGATAGTAGCACCTAACAAGCACAAACTAACAATGGTGTGTAAGAAGTTAGGTCTGAAGAACGAGATACCACAAGTGAACTTCGGCTCAATAGTTCCCGAACCGAGAGGCTTGATGGATGGAGAACAGGAGGACAGCAACAGCGATATGGAAGGACTAGGGTTTGCTATGCCTAATTGGTATAATTGGAGAATAGAGAACTGGGGATGTAAGTGGGATGTAGGAGACTTAGATGAGTCGTGCATTACCTATAACGNAGTAGAAGCATATGTGTCTGACGATTGTATTACCTATCCTAGAGTCAATGTACAGTTTGCTACACCTTGGNCACCACCTATCGCATTCGTGATGGCTCTCTCGGAGAAATATCCCGATTGTGCTATACTCCTAAAGTTCGAGGAAGGAGGAATGGGCTTCGAGGGAGAGATAGTAGTGAAAGCCGGTGATGTAGAACACCAAGCAGAGAGAGACATGAAACCCGATTTTGATTATATGCTTGGAGATTTGATAGGAGAGAAGGAGGAATAAATATGGAAANNAAACAAGAGAAAAAGAAAGAAACAAGAGAAGAAAATGANGAGAGATGGACAAAGCACGCTGAAGAGTGGCTTGTCGGTCGCAAGATAGTGAAAAGTGCAGTATATGACTGATAAGAATGCAGAGCAGTCTAATGTGGTATAGAAGGCCAAATCATCCTAGTATTGGATGACGGGACGATAGTTTGCCCTCAGTCAGATGACGAAGGCAACAATGGTGGTGCATTGATGTGCGAGGCAAAGGATGGCAACATGATAGGGGAGGACTTCCCTTCTGATTGGACTATACTGCCTGTGTTAGATGTGAAGGAGAGTGCTTGAATGACGGATGTACCAATACCAACATTACCTAAGCATATCGTCAAGAAGGCAAAGCAAAGAGGGTATGAAACAATCCAATTTTGCTGGAGTGGGGGAAGTGATGAGGCATATCTACATATCGAGATTGAGCCAAGTCCACCGAGAAACGCATACAATCACCCTGATGGCATGCATGGCAAGCCAGGCTCTGATATGAACAAGAAGTGGAAGAAGTATCGAGAGTTCGAGGCATCACTAGATGATTGGGCTTGGGACAACTTCGAGTATTATGGAGCAGGTGATGGAAACGGCTACGGAGATTACATCACCTACGACCTAGTGAACATGAAAGTAATATCCCAAGAGTGGTACACGCAAGAGGTTTGGAAAGACAAAGTAACCCATGAAGGGAGGCCGTTCTTTGGAAACTAGAACGGAGGACATCAACGGGTTTGCTTGTGAGATAGCACACCAAATCACGGTAGAGCATTTCGATGCGATGAATATACCACACACTAACGATGACGGAGAGTCATTGACTTACACAGAAGAAGCACAGCCATTCTTTGATGAATGGTATAATTACATACACTACCAACTCCATCTTTGGAGTTTGATAGGAAAAAAGGAGGAAGAAAAATGAGAAACCATGAAGAACATGACGGCATAACGACAGATGCGGTTCGTCATACACCGGACAAGTATGACCAGGCAATAGCCTACCTAACGAGGAACCCCGAGGATATACACGATGCTTGGGGAAGTCCAAGTTGCTACCAAGGCCGAGGCGGAGAACTCTTCGGCTTTGTCGGTCCTGATTGGACCAGTAGTAGTAACTCCTACGATGTTAGGGGNGAAGTAAGCGGAACATGCGGTTGCCTGCAACAGATAAGGCAAGCCTACAAGNACGAGAATGTCCAATACATGAANGAATTGGANAGTACCGACATGGCTCTGTCTTTTTGGCCTAGNCAATGGGCTAGAATAGCGATGGATAGGAGACTACCTGCTGAATCAGAGGATATAGGTGTAGAAGACCTGCATGTATTCGCTGAATGGCAGAGGAAGATAGACGACCTACGAAGAGCAGACGGCATGGAGGTGCCTTACTGATGCGTAATAACCTACTCTGCAGATGGTGTGGGGTTAGGTTAGCCTTTGGGCATGACCGGAGATATAAGTGCTCTAGTTGTGAAAGCAGGGGGGCGAAAGCCCCCTTGTCCCTTAGCGAGGAGGAATTGAGATGAATTACGAATTCGAGCAAGTTTACAACAGACAAGGAGATGAGTTCTACTTCTATGTACGCCGTGAAGACGGCGTGAGGGGTAGGGTACAACTCAACATGAGATTCTTCGTAGACGAAGAGCAGATTGAATGGGATGATGAACAATGACTCCTTGGAAACATTCAGAGTCAACCGCTATCCGATGGGGAGGAGAGCCAGCGGATTACATCGCCATCCACGATTGGTTAGATGAGACCAAACAATACACCGGAGACTGGACTCACAGAGCATTACGACACCACTCCGCTGGTGTACAATGGGCAATAGAGAAGTTCGGTCATGTAGTAGTAAACTCAGAAGACAGGCAAGTGCCCGTCAAGATGATTGCAGAGCGACACATAGAGGAAGACTGTGGTTTTGTGCCTAAGCCCTCTGATTGGTTGCAAAGCGTTTTAGCAGAACCTAAGCCATGGATGCTCAGAGTCAAGAGAAAATCGGTAGAGATAGACATGGGGTTGATTGAATAATGAATAAATGGTATGTCAAAGGGAAACTGGAGGGAATGGAACTGGCATTGAAGATAATTAACAGGAGAGATGTAGATAGCAATTCTGTTAGATGGCTAGTGAGAGAGATGGATTTACTTAGAAACAAAATAAATGAGTTCCACGGAGGCGAGGAAGAATGATTGACACAGACAAATACGAAGGACACACAGAAGATGAAGAAACTTGGAGTAAGTATGCGAATTGGGCTACTGCGAGATACCTTAGAGATGCAGACGAACAACTCATAGCAGACGCACCACTTCTCCTTGAAGAAGTCAAGCGACTGCGTTCAATCATTGAAATGGTGTCTTACGATTTGGAATGGTATCCGGAGCGTTTAGACCAAAACAAAAGGCAATTGGAATACAATATACGAAAGTGGAAAGGTGAAGAGGAATGAGACTTAGATTGAGAATAGAAACAGACGAGTATGTGTATGAGGAGTGGGGTCCAGAATGACATTTCTCGTTTGTAACAAAGAGAATAATAATAAGGGGAACGCTGCCCCCTTCGATTGCAGCAAACTAAAATGGAGAAGAGAAGCATGAATATGTATGAAGGAAACAATGAAGAAAGCAAGAGAATGGCCATTGTGGGCAAGGTAAACCACTTGGGTCCGAGGGTGACTGAAATCACCTATGAGGGCGCTAGTGGGGCATCTTGTGTCACAAAGGTGCCGAGAGAGGCAGTAGAGGTAATCAACATCCCTGGGGATAAGACACTCTGCATAGTATCTGAGTTCAAGACAGGTGGAGGGACTTTCCGTCCTTCCTTCGTCTTCAAAGGTACTAGAGAACCCGTGCAACCAACGAGTAAGGTCGACATAGTGTTGACCGATATGGTACAGCAAGGGGCGTCTACCACGAACATTAGGCAGTACCTAGAACATCTAAGAGAATTAGATACTGCTTCAGAGAAAGCGGTACAAGCGGTAGAGAAGAAGCAGTCTAAGACTGTAATTCTACAAGACCCGATAGAGAGCCCTGTGTTCGACCCAGTAGAGGTGTCAATACTACAAGATGATGAGATACCTGAGTGGGTAGATAATAACCCAGCATGGAATGGTTCGCTACTAGCCGGAGGCAGAGTGACTAAGACAGCACCTTGGGACTTCACACCGCAGTTCCTCCCTAACCACGTGGTTATGGATGGCAAGGCGATAAGAGTGAACAAGACAGATGGAAGTGCAGGGTCTTGGACTGTGCTCAACCCACTACTAGCCAACGAGAAGAGACCAGCAGGTGCTCTATTGGGTAGCGTGAGTGACAGATACTACGCCCTACCACACCCTGTATGGGTGAACCCACTACTGAAATACGCAGAGATGTCTAACATCGGTGCATCAGTAACATCATGGGGCGAAGGGGCAAAGTGCAGAGTAGACCTAGATGTAACCGATGCCACTCAGGTGAGGCAAGGAGCAGCACAGAGGCTGAAAGAGAAGGGCGGTAAGTTCCTAGATACAGACAGCCTAAGCGAAGCATCGCAGAGCCTGGATGGACTTTACAAGTTCGGGTTCACTATCAACAACAGCCTAGACGGGAGAGGTTCATTCAATTCCTACGGGTCTGCCTTGAGAGTTTACTGTCAGAACCTAGCAGTTGCTGGTGGTATCAAGACGGCACTCAATCTGAGGCACACCAAGGGAGTCATGGGCAATATCGACTGGGACCAGTTCGGTTTGGATATGGTTAATGCCACCGCAGAGATAAACGAGTGGCTAGTCAACACCGAGTTGCTCTCATGGATACCAATGGATATGCAGTTGATGGACCAACTAATGACGGTAATGCACAGCAATAATCTATTGACAGCACCGAGACTGACAAAGGACAAGGAGACTGGAGTAGTCACTCAAGTCAACAGAGGACACATGGATTTGGCAGTAGCACAAGGATGGAGACAACCAACAAGAGAGTATGTAGCAGTACAGGGAGACCAGAAAGGCACTGCTTACCACGCTCTACAGTGCTTCACTGGTGCTTTAACACACAAACCAACAGTGTCAGACAACAAGCGTGAATTGAAAGGCTCTACTCTAGGATTAGACGCATTCGACTCGAGGTTGAGGAAAGTCAACACAGAGTTCATGTCAATACTAGGTAGTTCCTTAGATAATGCTATGTTACATATCAATGGAGGCGAGAAGTTCTCGTTAGACCAAAAAGAAGAAGTGAGGGAGTTCCTACAAGAACACCCCGAAGCACTTGGCCTTGCCGAGGTAAAACCATATACGGAGGTTCACGGCATAAGTGCACTATGAGACTCGCACCCACACGGGGCGAGAGGAGTTGAAGCAGTGAGTGCGAGATTTGTGTTCGTTGTATTTGTGTTACATCCGTGGCTCCTCTCGTCCCAACAGGGTTGAGAGAAATAAGGAGGAAAAGAAATGAATGAGATAGAAGAAATGGAAGAAGAAAAGAGATACAGAAAGAAGGAACTGCCCGAAGCAGTAGTAGAGAAGTTAGACGCTCTACTAGAGGCGGGGCTCATTGTCAAGACTGGCAAGAAGGGTGGTACTCGATACCACCGAGCCCCTGACCCTGCATGGGTGCAGGTCGCTAACGCTGTCCTAGATGGGCAACAAATCGACCAAGTAGCAGAAGAGAACGATGCGGAAGTAGCAGGACAAGAACTTGCCACCGCTATGACTCAGTTCTCCCTAGCAATAGGGAACAGAGCAGCGCTAATCGTACAGATGTGCGATGCTCTACAACAAGGACAGGCTGGACTTGGCACCATCAACGACATGAAAGGACAAGCAATTCTGATTCTGCGTGACTTGAACCTATTAGAGGGTTGAGTATGCAGTCTGGAATGGAAGAGCCCCAAGGGCCTTGCCATTGCCAAGGAACGGTTTGCAACAAGGGCTTCGGATGGATAATGGGGAAAATCCAAGACCTTGCGGGAGGCTTTCACAGTGGACGACACAATGTCGAAGTCTGTGAGATGTTTCCTGAAGACCTAATGGAGTGGGATGCGGAGGATGCGATATTCCTCCCTCCCCTCCCACCAGGCATTAGCAATATGGATACCATGAAGGGATTCATGAAGAGGTTCAAGGGTACAGATAAGGACTTACAGAAAGGAAGTAGAGCAATCGCTGCATCAGAAGTAGCAGCAGAAGGAAGAGGGAAGTATAAGGATGTCCACAGAAGAAAATACAGTTGAAGCATGGCCTACTCTATACGAACAGATAAGCAGTAAGGAACACGTTTGCCCCGAATGCGGGGGTAACGAGATGCACATCAATCGTGTGGTGGGACGTGCGTCTACTGATTCTCTGAACATAGACGACAACATCCCTGCTTGGTGCAGGGGATTGCGAAGGTCCAGTGGAGTTGGACATATGAGTTGGGTGAGATATGCAGACGACTACGGTCCGAGAGTCGCCCTCTCATTCCCGTACAACAACGAGGCTAAGGACGCTCTCAAGGGGGAGTTGGGCTTCCCTGCTGTCAAGTGGGACGGAGAGAAGAAGGCTTGGTCTATACGAGACAAGCCCGATGAACTCAGCAGAGCCCTCGAGATACTGGAGCAGTTCGGTTACTACTTCGATGGGCTGGAGACTCAATCACATGCCACCTTCTCTGAGGTGATAGTGACATCGAGACCGCCCGATAAACTGAGCATGAAATGGCCATACAAGCCAAACTACGCGAGACATTAACGCTGCCGTGAAATCTTGTGGCACCGCTAGGTTCGACAAGAAGACGAAGGAATGGGTCATACCAATCGCAGCGGGTGCTGTGGTAGCAAAGGCCGTCAAGCCTCACTACCCAGCCCTCAGTGATGCGTTATTGGCTATGCCGGAGGTTGTAGAGGCTCATCAGCACACTGCAGAGAGAGTATTACTCAGCAGTGCTGTAGACGGAGAGCCGGTATGGGTACACGGACTCAAGAGTGAAGAGGAAGTAAGGCCATATCAGTGGGTAGCACCAAACATGTTCGTCACTGGTGGTCAGAACCGCTTACTGCTCGGAGACGAGATGGGGCTAGGTAAATCGCTACAGGCTCTGTTGTGTGTACTAGCAGGTCAATACAGGAAGACTCTGATAGTCTGCCCTGCTGTGGTTAAGAAGAACTGGTCTAACGAAGTCGAGAAATGGACTGACCTAACACCATCTATTATTCAAGGCAGGTCAGGTGACTACGAGACAGAAGACGTTACAATCAATCAACTACGACTTGTTGCAATACAGAGTAGAGTCTCTCTGCAATGATGGCTATGAGTGTATTATATTCGACGAGTGTCACAACATGAAGAGTCAGAAGGCTAAGAGGTCAAAGGCCGCGATGCAGTTAGCGAGATGGCCCACAGTAGAGGGTATCATCTGCATGTCAGGTACACCTATACTGAATAGACCGGAAGAGATATTCACAACTCTGACCATGCTCAAACCGAGCACATTCCCTGACTATTTCCTGTTTGGGAAGAAATACTGTGCTGCAATCCATAACGGATATGGTTGGGATTTCGGAGGGGCTAGCAACATCGAGGAGAGTGAGGACGGCACGACTGTGCCATTGAATCACCTACTGAAAGACATCATGCTACGCAGAACTATGGATGACCCTAGACTAAACGAGCAGATGCCCGACCTAGTAGAGACCATACTAGAGATAGATGTGGACAGAAAACAGTACGATGAGTCATACAACACTCTGATGGACCAACTAGAATACTACAGAACAACTGGTTCCGGCTCTATACCGCCTGGTTTGTTACTAAACATATTGACAGAATTGAGGCACTCTGCTGGTAAAGCCAAGGTAGAGGCAGCAAGTAAATGGGCATTAGACTATGCGAGCACAGGGAAGCCGTTAGTGATATTCGCACATCACAAAGATGTGGCAGATGCACTATCGACAACCATTGCTAACAATTGTACTACTCGAGTGGCTAATATCACTGGTTCCACACCTGATAACGAGAGACAGAGAATCATAGAAGCATTCCAAGCAGGCAAGATTGCATTTTTAGTTTGCAGCACCTTAGCCATGAAGGAAGGAGTCAATCTCGATGCTGCTGATACTACCCTCTTCGTCGAGAGACAGTGGGTACCAGCACATGAGAAGCAGGCAGCAGCGCGTGTAAGAAGAATGACACAAGAGAGTGGAGTATGCCACAAAGTGGTGCTCAGTGCATCGAATACGGTGGACACTCACTTCGATAAGATAGTTAGTGAGAAGGCAGCGTTGGTAACCAGCGCTCTAGATGGCTCAGAGAACGACAAGATGATAGTAGCGAGAGCCCTCGCAGACTCCCTACTTAGTGGGGAGGTATATCTTTGAAGGTTCTAGTCGCTTGTGAGTACTCTGGAACTGTCAGAGACGCATTCCTTGAGAGAGGACACGACGCTGTGTCTTGTGACATACTACCCACAGAATCACCAGGCCCGCACTATGAGGGGGACATAGTAGACATCCTTTGTGGAGAGGAGCAGTGGGACTTGATGATTGCACACCCACCCTGTACGCACCTATCAGTATCAGGTGCACGGTGGTTTACCGAGGGCAAGAAGCCTCTTTATCTGAGAGAGGATGCTCTCGAGTTCGTACAGTTCCTTATGGATGCACCAATACACCGCATCTGTATAGAAAACCCAGTATCAGTAATTGCTTCGCACATCCGCAAGTCGGACCAAATGATACACCCGTGGCAGTTTGGCCATCCGGAGGAGAAGAGAACATGCCTTTGGTTGAAGAACCTGCCAAAACTCGTGCCTACTAATAACGTGCACGAGCACATGATGACCTTACCTAATAGTGAGCGTCAACGAATATGGTCGATGCCCCCATCGGCCGACCGTGGGAAACTACGGTCTTTGTTCTATGATGGCTTTGCGGAAGCCATGGCAGAGCAATGGGGGCAACTGGAGGAAGAAAAATGACATTGAAAGGAGACATAGAAGGTGAATGGTCTCTCGGCAGTCACAAACTGTTGAAAGACTTGGTAGCCAAAATGAAAGCAGAAGAAGAGAAGCACATCAAGACTGATGTGGAGAATGTTGGTAACCCCGACATACTCGTTGTAGACATGCGTACAGGCTCCACTGTGCGTATGCATGGTCACTTCGTAAGGAAGGAAGACTATGTTCAAGAGATAAGGATGAAGAGGCCTAGTAAGTTGGTTGAAGCACTACTCTTGAAAGTAATCAGTCAGATGGCGGGGGGCAAGAGTGCCCTCAAAGATGTAATGGAGAGCATAAGAGAATCTATGGACAACGTAGAGGATAAGGGACAAGCCTATGCACAATGGACTGAGGAGTATGCAGATAGCATTGAGTTGTTAGATGCTTTACTGAATCACTATATGGGGACCACTTTCACTGAGTGCTCTGGTCAAACTAGGATTACTGGAGAGGTTATCCCCAAGGACGTGTTAGGTTTAGTCAGTACACAAGCCTTAGAATCATTCGCTAGAGCGATGGTAGAGAAGGAGTCGGTACAATGAGAGCGAAAAGCATACAACATGCGGAGTATGAGATTGTCAAGACTATGATAGAGAACATGGGGTCTCTGCTACCGCCCCGATGTAGCACCGAAGGCGGTACCATCTCCCCTTTGTGGAGTGACAAGGACCAAGACAAGCACGCTACTCAGCGTGTATCCAAGGCAGCGATAAAGATACGCAAAGAATTGAACAATAAGATGGAAAAACTACGCAAGTACCTTCCTGAGAACCACGTAGACTATGATGATGGGGTGAATGGTTGAGTCAGACATGGGAAGAATACAAGAAAGCAAAGAAGAAATACCAAGAAAGGAGGAAGAAAAATGGAAGAAATAACAAGAAAGATGAATGAAATAGAAGGAGAAGCGAGTAGGCTCAAAGAAGAGGCTCTAGGCTTGGAGAAGAGGAAAGAGTTCCTTGAGAACCTAGTCGAGTGCGTGACACATGGCCACTCCATAGAGTTGAACAGTGCAGAAACATCTACATCATTAGAAGAGGTGTTCTCTATGAGTCTATGGTGTAAAAGGTGTGGCTGTTGGAGTGAAGGCACAGGACCGTTTTTGGTCCCTGGCAGTGGTGTGCCACTAACGACATACTTGAATGGGGGGAGTGAAGAATGAAGTGGGACATAGATTTCATAGCGCCCGAAACAATCAAGATGAGCGAGAGTGGCGAAATCTACACGGTAATGGCTTACCATTTACTGCACAGACAATCGTGGTTCCACGAGCCGAGCCACATATGTGGGCACTGTAGTATGTCGTTCGGAGAGGATACCTACTGTATGTTACTTAAGGGACTGCAAAACCCAAACAACATGATGACCGCAGTCAAATGCGATTGTTGTGGGGGGACAACCACTTTTGACCACAGGGATTTGGAGGCGATACACCTATGGTAGATAATTGGAAACCGAATGAAGAAGAACTAGAATGGACTCGAAACATAGTCGAGAGCATGGAAATAAACCAAGACTGGATGGAGGGTGAGATGGCATTTCGCAAAACAGGGGATGCCACTCTTGCTCTTCTCACAAGAACAGAGAGAGCAGAAGGACCTGCACAGAGAGTAGCAATCGTCCTAAATGAGTTGGGATGGGACCTAGATGAGTCAGAAGTCAAGGTCATTCCAGACGACCCTGCTCTAGCAGCAGAGATGATGCAACAACAAGCCGAGTCGTGGACTTGCCCGTCATGTGACGAGCGCATTGTCAATATGGACTTAGAGAAGGCGTTTTGGGAAGTACAAGGCTCTACCTACTATGTGGATGAGAATGGGGAAAGACAGCCCATGGATAGGTGGGTAGTAACACTGGAGTGCACTGAGGGTGAGACTGGTTCTTGCCCAGTACACCTAAGCCCTGACGATTACTTCCTTGTAGCAGGAGAGGTCAATTTCTACACATGGTGGTTCTTCGACGCGGACGGCGAGTCATGGAAGGCTAGGATAATGCCGCCTGAAACAATAGTCGAGTGTGTAGACAGTGGAACTCTTGAGTCTCTCAATGTTAAACACTTGGGGACAACCTTTCAAGGAAATACTGTCCCGCCCCACATGCGCGGAACCTTTTGCCTCATGGTAAAAGCCCCGATAGAAGAAGAGGAGTGATATGATGAGAACCGCAAGGTTGAGACAGAACGTAAAGAAATATTTACTAGAGAATGGTCAGGCTAACAGCACGGAAATATCTGAGTACGTAAACTCCACAATGAGGCATGGTTGTACCATGCAACAACTGGGTAATGTACTATCGAAAGATAAGGACATAGCCAAAGTCGGCACTATACGCAAGGCTGGTGCTTTGTCAGGGCGTTATGAAATGTGCATATGGTCGCTAAGCCCAAACTATGTAAAAGAGACCGAGCAGACATTCGGTGAATTGAAGGACAAAATAATACTTTGGTTAGAGGCTCAAGGGCCAGGCAAATACCTACCTAGACACATTAAGAAGGGGATAAAGACACAGTCAGTGCCACCTCAAGTATTCTCTATGGTGTATCAAAATTCTCCGGAGTGGCTTTCAATTAAAGAGGGCGGGCATCGTGGTCGTGTATACGAAGTCCTTCCGAGAACTTGAAGTACCTAACCCACTTGGTCAATCCGTGAGGTTGGATGAAGCGGCCATACTTGTCGCAGCAGTGAAGACTGCTAAGACCCGTGAACAGGAACAGTTACTCTATGATTTCTTGGTCTTGAATAAAGACCATATTGAAGAGTTCTGCTCTCTGCTTTATGGCCCTGCACTAATCAAACCTGAGTACGTAATGAGTGCTATCCATAGGAGTTACGGGGTGTTCCCTGAAGAGTTTGAACTGGTAGAGGGAGTACCTCTAGTGCCTAGTCTAGCATCAGAGTCACCATCTGAGTGTGACGAGCAACTAACGATACCGGAAGCATTGTCTCTAGTATCTTCTATACGCGAGAGAGGCGTTGATATCGCTGTAGTGATGAGTAGAATGGATAAGATATCTGCTGAGTTAGTTTGGGCTAGGGCCCTTGGTGATGGTCCTGCCCTCTCTCGCAAGAGATTGCTAAGGGCTGTAGCACACGGTGGGAAGACTTACTCCCCCGAGCGTCTAACTCAAGCCTTAGCAGTAGAGGACATGGCTACAGTATTGAGGAGAGCCATCAATGAAGAACTATCGAATGAGTTTAGGATTCAACCTGGACACCCATTCAAAGGGCCTTCATTTGCTCGTTGGAAGTATTGGTCAGTTCCTTTCGAGAACACCTACTACGAAATAGTCAAATGGGGCACGCTACTATGCCCATCAAGTAGACGAGAGGGTATTCGTCTACAATGCCTCAGGTAATATGGTAAAGGACGTGTCCCTTGGCACCCCTAGTGACAGGAGAGGACTGCATAGCCCTTGTAGATGGAGTAGGGAATGTCAAAGAGTGGTTGCATACCTCAGATGAACCTAACTTGTGGGAAAAACCCTACGAGGAACGTGCTGTGAAACCTAACCGTGTGAGAGATGAAGCACACCTACGAGCATTGGCTGAGAGTCTAGAAGATGGTGAAGTAATTAGATTACTAGATGGTGATAGAGGCCACATACACAACGGCCACAAGGGTGGGTTCATTCTACCTAGGAGGGTGTTTGAACTACCTCTACTGATTACCCAAGGAAGGACCAAGTCTGACGGGGAATGGGCAATGTTACGCTTAGCAGCAATGGATGGATTTGACCCTATCCATGTTGGATACGCCAACATACAGAAAGAGAAGATACCAAATCACACTGTACTACAAGAAGGTTGTAGCAAACGAGTGTGGAGTGAAATGCAACCCCCAATTGTAGGTTCATTTCATGCTTTGCGTTGTAACCAAGGCAAAGTAGAGGGTGCTTACCTGGTGTCGATTGCAACAGACTGTGGAATGAATGATGTGATGCAGTACGGTGATTTATGGACGATTGATGGTCATGGACAGACACGATGATTTCTTTTTGGCGTGGTTGGCACGCGATGCTCGTTTCCAAGCCAGCGTGCACTTTGCACCAAAAACCAAACTAGGATATACAGTCCACAGGAAAGTCTACACTAGCATGCAAGATGAACCTGAACTCAATATGTGGCTAGCCTCACAGGGTGTACACGGGCGTGTATTAAGAGATAAGACTCAGATAAGACAAGTTCTCTCTCTGCTCGAACCAGTTTGGGATGCTGTAAAGGATAGAGGTAACTTAGAGAACCTAATTCTGACAATGAGCACAAGCACTGCTAGAAAGATGGCTTATCCTGAAATAAAATCAATAATCCAGGTCCTTGATTCTTATTAAGATAACAAGGCAATAAAGCAAGAATCTTGCGAATGATTAAGTACCTGGTTTTATCGGACAGCAAGTCCCATGAAGTTAGAAGAGATGATACACGATGAGAACCACCCGCTAAATGAAATAAAATCAATGATTAGCGCGGGCGAAGTTCCTGACCTGCTATTAGTTGGTCCTCCAGGCACTGGTAAAACAACGACCGCGCACGCCATAGCAGATGCGCTAAATGCAGACCTGCACGAGTTCAATACATCAGATGAGCGCGGTATTGATTTTGTACGCACGCGCGTGAAGGAACTTGCTACTCAAAGAGGATATGGTGAAGCCACTATCATTCTACTGGATGAGGCTGACGGTCTCACCAAACAAGCACAAGATGCTCTACGCAGAACAATGGAAACAGGGCATGCACTATTCATACTTACAGCAAACGAGGGAGCGAACATCACACCGGCTATCAGTTCACGTTGTCATACCTTTACGTTCCGCTCTTACAATGCTGGAGAGGTACTAACTCTCCTAAAAACGAAATGGGTACAGACTACAGAGGAGAATGCTGTAGCAGTGTGCTCTGCTTGGAATGGTGACCTCCGAGAGATTACAAGAGCCATACACTTCTCAGGTAGCGTGCATGACCTAATGGTCAAAGCAGGTGCCGCAGCAGAGGCATACTCTGCCCCCGCACTATCTCTAGTAGGTGGTGATTGGGTGGCTCTCAGACAAGAACTAATCGCTTTATCAGGTGTGGCTGGACAGTCTAACTTGAGCATTTTGAACAGGTTGCACGATAGGGTGCGACAACTTGATATGGAACCTGCTAGGTTCCACCACTATTCCCGCCGTTTGGGGAGACGCAGTGTTAGCCACACATCAATGGCCTCTTGGAAGAGAGGGGTTCATTGACTGGTTTGTGGGTAGCCTCGCTTCTCAGTGGGAAGGGAAGAAGTGAAAAAATGGAATATGAAGCAAGTGAAGAAGTAAAAGAAAGACTGCACTGGTATGCTGAACAACACAGCATATCCGAAGAGGCTGCTACTAAGCAGTTCTTGGATTATATCGAGGAACATCTCGGTATCGTCAACCCGCACGAAGAGGATGAAGATTTCCTAGTCGATGCAGCGGAGACCTTTGTAGTCGAAAGAAGAGTGATGCAAAGCCCAGGCGGCACAAGTGAAGAACTGGTCGGCTGTTTTGTAGCAGTAGAGGCAAAAGTACGAGACAAGCGTGAGAGAGTGCGTAATGAAGCACTAGACAAGGCTAGGTCTGACCTCAGTGAAGCGATAGAGAGTGGCGTTGTAGCCCGCGCCTTCGTTGAGACAGGAGTATGGATGCTAGAGAAGGCAGGCGGTATCGTCGCCTCAACCCAAGAGAGGTTTGTAGAAGGAGAGGACCCTTGGTTCCTCGTTAGGGACAGTGGCATGACGCTATGTCTACTACAGAGCAACCCTGATTGGGCTAGGCATGGCGAACCAATAGGTCCGTCTCTGTTCAGCAGAACGTACAGGTTCCTCGGTAACACCAAAGAACAGTTCAGTGACGATATGACCCTACTTAGGATAGACGTCAGTGGCTCTACTGAGGACTCGGTATCACAATCCGTCAAGATAGGACAGCCTTGTAGCATTAGAGTACGCCCACAGGGCAACGTCAGCGAGGGCTGGGAAGATGTATGGAGAGGAGCAAACAACTTCTTTGCCAATGTCAACTACAATGACGGGTTCGTAGACAAGGAAGACAGGCAATACCTCAAGGGAGAGATACTCATGGGTGGCATGGACTCCTATGTATCTGACCTAACAGAACTTATGGAAGTATATCAGAATGGCTCTGAGAAGGTACCAGGCATAGACAATTTGGTCGGGCCTTTGGTCTGTATCAGCGGTCGTGTGACAGATATTAACAGAACAGGCTATGATAGCGAATATGACCCGTGGGGTAAGGACTACACCATGAGAGTGTCCTCTTTCCAACTACAGAGAGAGTTCGTCGACAACATGTTCCGCAGAGAGGTCTCTGTAAGAGTACATGGCTTCCTCGGTGATATGAATCATGGGTTTGAGTACGAAGGGCGTGATGGCTTCAAGCCATACGCGGTTAGGTCTCAAGTCTACATCTTTGGACGTCTAGGCATTCGTGTCACAGACGAAGGGGAAGTACCAACTATCAAAGCAACAGGTATCTATGCACCTCCACGCCTAGCCATACCGGCTGGCGAGGGCGGTGACACAAGCCTAGGTCAGTTCGGTGGTGGGAACTGATGAGTGGATTCAAAGCACTCAAGGACAAAGAGTCGGCTCTTTCTAACGAGTCGCCCCCCGAAGTACCGCAACAAAGTAACTACAAGCCTATGAAACAAGAAGGTAAGAAGACAGAATGGTTTGCTGAAGAGGTAGAACCGATTACAGGAGAGTTTACCGGAGTTATTGGGGACGACGGTACCTGCAAGACAGCAATCGTTCTAAACGGCATACCTGAAGGACAATGTTGCCTTATCATCGATTTCGATGGTGGCGGACAGAGACTTAGGGATTCGTTCTATCCGAACAGGAGGTCTGAGTTCAAATGTCAGAATCCTTGGGTAATGCAGTCTGGTGACTCTAGAACCGCTTACGACTACCCTGCTACACACAACAAGACGATGGGAATAGCAGAACAGGCTCTAAAGTGGGCTAAGACCCAACTAGACGCCTCCTATGACGGACCCAGGCTCCACACAGTCCTAGTGACTGCTGTAGACCTATGGGACAGTGTCGCTAAGTCGTGTATGTTCATTGAAGACCTAGGAACTGCGCCTGATGGTATAGGCGCCTCTATCAGTCCACAAGAGAAGGTGGGTATGAGGTTCAACTGGCAAATTAGGACTACTAGGTTCCATCAATTGACATCTATGTGCCGTGAATTGACACGATTGGGGGTCAATGTGGTGTATGAGACACATTGGAACTATGAACAAAAGGCAGATGGCACATCAACTGGTAAGAAGTACCCAAAGTGGGAAAAGCAGACCAGTAACTACCTGCATACCATCATTGAGATGACTAGGACTACTACTAGGGACGAAGAAGGGCGTCTAACTGGTGAGACTCGATATGAGGCTCATTTCAGCAAGGCACGCTCCCAACCTAACCTACTAGACCAAAGCAGATTGGTGATGGCTACCTACAAGGATGAACCACTAAAGTGGCACGGCCTACCCGAACTGCTTGGTGATGGTCAATGACCTGTCCCGACTGTAACGGCACAGGCATTATCGTGACAGTAGTCTACAATCCTGACGGGGAAAAGGAGCCCTGTCCTGTTATATGCGGGTGTAATGAGCCTGACCGAAAAGACTTTATACACGATGTATGCGAGGCCGCGCCAAAATCGGGGTACTGCTCTAAGGAGGGAGTAGTATTACCCGAGTGACACTAGGCAAGGCTGCACTGACGTCATTCTTAACGGGTTTTGGGCCTGGGGTGGGGGACCTCAGGCTCAAGGCTCAACAAATGAGACTGACTGGCACGGTAGCACTGCCCACTCACATGTTACATACCTCAGTGAGTGCTGATGTGGTAGACTCCGGTGACATAACCATAGCAGACCTAACTAAGGTGCTGGCTTTCATCAAAAGCCTCCCTAAGGATTCCATGGTCACTCTATGGCAACCGAAGAACTCAGCATTGAGGCTCTTATCTGGTAAGACCAGCCTCAACCTACCTACCACCGACTACGTGCGTTCATACAAGAGCGTAGGACAAGCAATGACTCTGTTGAAAGAAGCAGAGTCTAACTTGTGGAAGTCGTGGGCGGGTAGAGCGCTTACATGTTACGGAAAGATAGACTCTGAGAGCCTCTATCAAGTCAAGTCAAGTGAGAAGATAGTAGGTAAAGACCTCCCAATCACTTGCGAGTTTGACACTAGTGAAGCCCTTCTATCTATCAATATAGGTAACAAAGGCGGGGCAAAGATGAGCATTGGTATAGACTTGGAAGATGTAGACGGCCCGAGTGAGGTCTGTAAATCGTCATTTGGTAGTTGGTTACCTCACGCTTTGCTGACCATACCTCAAGGGACAGTAGAACTATACACTGCTGATGACTTCGTTGCTATATTCCGACACACTACTAGAGACCATCTCTTGTTAGTGATGGACAAGAGGAGTGATTGAATGCAACGTTTAGTGAAATGTTTCTGTGGCTGGCAAGGGTTCAGTGACAGGGAGAGTAACTGCCCTGCGTGCAACAGACAACTCAACATCATCAAATGCGAGGGGTGTGGTGAATGATATACACAACTACTATGGATTTCAAAATGGACTACAATCAAGGAAGGAGGTATTGGCCTGATAGTAGATGATTACTACACCAATGGTGAGACCCCACTCATCTACACACGTTTCAGAGATGAAGATGGACAACTCATAGAGGACACAGTGAAGGGGTACAAGCCTTACTTTTGGATACCTGCTAATGTAGGTGACTACAGGAAGCGTCGGTTACTGACGCGCTATCCTGGCACTCAAATAACTGACGAGAGAGCAGTGGGTTTGGATGGTACCCCTCTCATCAAAGTAGTAGCCGAATCACCATTCGACATCATTAGTATGAGGCAAGAGTTTGATAAGACATACGAGGCTGACCTCAGATTCACAGATAGGTGGTTGATAGACAACGTACCTGTCATGCCTGAGTGGAAGCCACGCAAGTGGTGGTTCGACATAGAGTGTGACACTGGTGATGACCCTTTCACTACTGTGATTGCTATCATAGACAGTGACTTAGACACTCCAGTAGTCTTTGCTTGGTCTGACGAGCGAACTAATTGCTCTTACGATAACACGATTGGACTACCTTACTATCGTAAGGTTCGTGATGTGTCATATGAATTGAGATTGTATGGTTCAGAGTCTGAATTACATGAAGCATTCGTCTCATTCTTACAAGAACGTGACCCTGACATGATGATAGCACATGCAGGTTCCTTCTTCGATATTCCTCATTTAATACAAAGAATACCCAATCCTCAGAGGATGAGTCCGGTAGGACAAATCCGTAGAATGAAGAGAGGTAAAGATAGGTACGACCCTACCGACCAACCTATTGTAGGTAGATGGCAGTTTGATACTGCGGCTCAAGCAACTAGTGGTACAGGCTTTGAAAGAGTTTGGAAAGACAGTGGTGGTGGACAACTACCATCACTCAAACTCAACGACATTGCTGAAACAGTAGGCCTAGGGTCTAAACTCACTGAAGAAATAGAGGGTATGGATGTCCACAACGGATGGTATGAGTATTGGGATGACTTCGTAGACTACTGTCTCCTAGACACTCACCTACTGAGAGGTATTGATGAGGCACGAAACGTCACTGATTTCTATGTGGAAATGGTTAGACTCTGTGGTGTGTCACTACCCTCAGCATGCAATGTGACCAACTTTGCTAGAGGATTGCTGTCCCGTAGGACAAGCAAGAAAGCACCGACTAGATTCAAGGCTGGTGAGATTGAGAAACTCAAAGGGGCAGAAGTTGGCCTTAATTGTATCACTGGGCTCCATGAAGGGGTAGCAGTGATAGATTACAAGGGCTTGTACCCGTCACTCATTCTCGGTAACAATTTATCGTACGAGACTCAAAGAGATGGGCCTGGTGAGAACATCATTCAACTAGAGAATGGTTCTTATTGGGACCAAACTGAGCAAGGTCTACTGCCTTCTGTAGTGCAATACCTCTTCGAGTATCGTGATGAATGCAAACGAAGAATGAGGGAAGCCGACACTCCTCAAGAGCGAGCGGCGTGGAACACCACACAAATGGCAGTCAAGCGCGTCATGGCGTCACTGTATGGGATGTGTGCACACATAGGATACGGGTGGGCTGACGCAGATATTGCACACACCATCACTCAAGAGGGACGTAGGTGTATCAGACTACTAGACAGTGTGGCTACAAATTATGGCTATGAATGCCTCTATGGTCATACTGACTCGGCATTTGTCAGAGTACCCAGTGTAGAAGAAGCCCATGCACTAGCCGAGCGTATCACATCTGCTGTACAGGGTGACACGGGCAATGCTATGCTCTTTGCAGAATTAGAGGCTTGGATGCCGTACTGGTTGCTCACTAAGAAGAACAGGTATGTCGGTAAAGTAGCATGGCCTGAAGAAGACGATGGTAAACTCAAGGTTGCTGGCTTCGGGGATGAAGGCGTCAAACACTGCACCTATTTCTAAGAAGATACAAAAAGGAGTCTTCGAGTTGGTTTGTAACGGCGCTGATGAGAGTGAAGTAGAGAAGTTCATTCACCCCATAGCCATGAGTGTTAGAAAGGGTGAGATAGAACTCAAAGAAGTATCTATGAAGACTAGACTGAGTATGCATCTCAAAGACTACAAAGTTCTCAGTGGTGCATCCAAAGCAGCAACATATTACAACGAATACAATCATGAGAAGTTCGGTAAAGGTGACTCAGTCCCTTGGACGTATATCGAAGAAGAGCCAGGCATTATGGCATACCGAGAACCTCAAGACTTGGATGGTTATACCTTAGACTCGAACACGATTCTAAAGAAAATGCTATACACCAAGTTAGACAGTGTCTACTCTACCCTATCTTGGGACCTTGACAGAGCATTAGGTGCTCCTAGTCCTAAGGCATACGGGTGGTGGTGATAAATATGGAAGAGAAAGAGAAGAAATACAGACAAACAACATTGCATGAGTTCATGCCAGGAGCGACGAGACAAACCACCTTGGAGGAGTTCCTCTGACAGAAGAACAACTACCAACAGACTCTGTTCTTTGGCGTGTAGCACACATGTTACGAGAGAAGAATGAGAAGTATGGTGACAGTGTCATGGACCCGTTGAGAGTATTCTATCAAGGGGAAGAAGAAGTGGCAGCACTGATTAAGATACGTATGGACGACAAACTATCCCGTCTTGCTCGGGGGAGTGAAGGGATAGAGAGTGACTTAGACATTTACTATGATTTGATAGGATATCTAACCTTACTCATTGTCGCCTTGGAGCAACAAGGTGAGAAGGATGACTGACGATTACAGACCTATGGTCTACGACGACAAATCGTCCTATGCTTGGACACCCGAAATGGGTGAGCAAGGCATAGTGATTAGAGTGAGTAAGTCTACCCTAACCAGCACTAAGTGGTGTGCCCAACAACTGTGGTTGTCTAAGAACTACCTCGTTCCTCAAGAACAACGCCACTATCTAGTGATAGGCGATGATGTGCATCAAAGCATGGAAGCGTTTTACCACAAGGCAGAACAAGATGAACTGGAAGAACTACAGAAGGCTGCCATAGAAGGTCACGACAGGAAAGTGTTGGAACACTTTCAATCATGGCTCCCAACAAAGGAGGATGTCATCGGGATGAGAAGGGATGCTTCTAAAGATGAACCGTTCTACGAGCGTGACTACAATCACAACATAGAGTGGCTGATGAACAACGAGTTAGTACGACTAACCCACACTGATGTAGGACAGTTCTTGCCAGTAGCAAACGAAGTCAAACTGTCTCCTAGAGCCACCTTCCATGTTGACGGTAAGGAAGTAGAAGTACAACTGACTGGCATCATAGACCGAGTGTTCACTGATGGCCAGGGTGGCTTGGCTCTAATGGAATTGAAGACTGGTAAATGGAACGACAGGAAGTTGTCTGAAATGCGTATGGAAATGGCATACTACAAGATGCTCATAGAACTATCATCTCCGGAAGAACTTGAGGCTGTAGGTCTCAATGACAAGATAGTAACTCATTGGGGGTGGCGCTACAGTGCTGCTGACAGATTAGACTACGAAGCAACCAAGAAGGCGAGTGAGAGAGCAATGCAGACTGCGTTGAATAAACTCATTAAGATGTATCTAGAACAAGATTTTCCTATCACGAAAGCAGATTTCAAATGCTCGTATTGTGATTACATGGACCTATGTCCAAAGTTCAAGAGGNATTAGATGAACATTATTGACTTTGACTTTCCCCGCGAAGCGGGCTTGTTCCGTAAAGTGGTGCACAGTCCAGCGGAACTTGAGACTTATTGGAAGTCACTGAGGAATAGCCAGTGTGCGTACACTAGCGTCTACGGGTTCCGAGCAGTCAAACCTAGCGGTAAGAGAGGTGAGTACAACACGGCAGTGGTGCGTCACTTCGTTCTTGATTTCGACAGGAAAGAAAGACATGGCTCGCTAGTGCTTGATGTGCCTGGTGACAAGGTGTTGGAACAAGTCAGAAGAACTCATCAGATGTTGATGGACAAGGACATACATCATGCGATATGGTTCAGTGGTAATGGCTTCCACATATGGATTAAATTATCTAAGACCCATAGACCATCCACTGGAAGTGAAGTGTCTATCATCAAGGCTGCAGGTAAGATGGTGATTAATGCGTGGAAGGACGCACTAGACCTAGGTTGTATGGACCCCACTGTACCATTTGACATGGCTAGATTGATTAGAATACCTAATTCTTACAACGCGAAACAGCACGTGGGTAGGTGGAGCATTCCACTCAAGAGTGAGGAACTATTGGAGTGGTCGTGGGACGATATTTGTGAGAGAGCAGAGCGTCACAGGAGAGGGCAGTTCATGTACGGAAGTAATGGAGTGGACTTACCTATCGAACAGGTGAAGACCAAGCGTTTCAACACGAATGGGCCAACACTAGAGTTCGAGACTATCGAAATGAATGGCATTAAGATTCTACCATGCTTGGTGGAAGCAGCATGTCAAGTCGGTAGCAACCCACCTCATGACGCTAGGAAATCCTTAGTTATCTATCTAGCATCTAGACTCCGTAACTTCCTACCTGTAGAGAGAACATCTCGTAAGGCTAGGGAAGAACACGTGGAAATGATATCAAATTACCTAGGTACTCTACAGTGGGCAGACTACGATGAGAATGTCACTAGGTATCATGTTGGGACGATAGTGAATGGTGGATACCACCAACACTGTGCGTCGTTAGAAGCAGGCGGTCTGTGTTTAGGCAGGTGTCAACTTTGGGACGGGACGGGCTCACTATGAAGGCATTGATAATCGATAGTAACGAACGTGGCCCTCTACCTGATGCTGTGCTTCGTAGAGCCATGAAGAAGAAACCTCCAGTGGCAATCAAAAGAGAGGCATTAGTGGTAGGTGACTACCTTTGTGGGCAGTGGCACTTAGAAGCGAAGACGGTCTCGGACTTCTTGGAGTCGTTGCGTAGTGGTCACCTCATGCGTCAATTGGATAATCTCGATGCCAACGCTGCAACCTTTGGTATCGTCGTGTGGGGTGAGGGTGGGGGCAGTACGTCAAGCAGGTAGAACAACGTGGCGGCTCCACCAATTTTAGCGCAGCAACAAAGCAAAATAGCAGGTGGTTTGGCTAGGATAGCCGCAGACTTTGGTTGCCTTGTGTATCGAGCACCCAACCTCATGGAAGCATCACACTTCATAGTGGGTCTGCATGAGAAGACATACAAAAGTGCTAGTAGGCACGGTGCACAAGCAGTACGCCGTGTGTCAAGCAATGATGTTAGGGTCGATATGCTTCGCACCATTCCTGGTATCGGTGACGAGATGGTGGACAACATACTCTCTGCCTGTGGTAGCATAGAAGAAGCAGCATGTGGTGATTGTTTAAGAGACGTCAAACGCATGGGTAAAGTGCTCAGAGGGAGAGTCATTGAAGCACTAACAAGTGAAGATGAAGTCCGAATCGAGCGTCGCTCTTCTTGATATTATTGTGTTATTCTTTTCTAACATAGTAAGTAAGTTCATAAGCCTAGTTTAACGCCGTTCCCTTATGGCAAGAACCTGGGAAGATTATACAGCCGTGAAGAAATACCCGATACTGAGAGACTATGTGGACAGATTTAGAAAGACCTCTTTCTATAATGAGACACCAGCACTACTGTCGTTCTTCTTTTTACAAGGACAATCAGTAGTAGACTATGTGAGAATACCCGTGTGGGCATCTTACCTAGACCCACGCTTCCATGTGTTTTGGATTCAACCCACACGTTCGGGTAAGTCTATCGCATGGGAATTCATAGGTGAGATTGCACGACACGCAGACATAGATGGTGACATGTTCACATCAGGTACTGACGCTGGTCTCATCGGTTCCTTCCAAACACACAAGGATGAAGAAGGCAATTACTACACTGAAGAAGTGCCTGGCCTCCTCAACGGAAAGAAACTATTGAACTTCGACGAGGGTAGTATCCTACTANAGCCCAGCCCGAAGCAGTTCTTTCAAGAAGTAATTCTTTACTTACAGCAGGCAATGAACCCTGTAGGTAGCCACAGTAACACACTAACAAAGCATATGAAAGACGGGAAGATTGAGACTGAATCTCGTGTGTCTTTTTGGATTACTACTTTCCCTCCAGCAGGAGTGAAGGAGTATGTTCTAACCAAAGGTCTCTTCCAAAGAGTGCTACTGTTCTACGCCCCTTGGGACAACGACAAGAGAATGCAGGTTTCTAAGAGACGTATGAGAGGACTGTGGTCAGACGAGATGAAAGAAGTTAGGACCACAGAAGACCTAGCACAGCATTTCATTGAAGTACAGAGCCTAGTTAGAGAGCACTTGTTCGCATGTTCTGATATTGATGGACAGATGTGGGAAGACCTTGATGAGAATATCAAGGAAGAGAGAGCAGAAAGAGAAGCCATAGTAAGAGGCGCTGCCTTGCAGTTATTCAGTAAGAGCAGAGACTTTGATGCTGCTGTGGACATGGCTGTTGAGGAGTTCTACAGGCTAGTCAGTGGCATGGATGCTAAGTTGAGTGACGTGGTACTATCTTTCATGCCAAAACATAGAGAACTATCTCAACATACTTGCTACCCACTTAGTGCTCATTGAGAAGAATGATGCACGCAACAGTGGGGACTATGACCCCAGTGAGGTGTGGACGATACGCGGAGAGCACATCGACATGGCCATGGAGATATTGTATGATGTCTATGAAAGATTGATTGTGTGGTTAGAGAGTGACTTAGAACTAGGTGCTACCAAGGCAGCCAAGATTGCAAAGGTAGAATCATGGCAGAAAGCGATTGATGCATGCAGAAACTTCGACCTAGGTGACCACAGAGGTGACGGATGGGTCTTGAAGAAAGATGTAATCAAGTCCTATGGAAGGCTAATGGACCGCAGTCAGCCTGTGGTATACAAGCACTACAATGACCTACGAACCTCCTTCAAAGAGACCAAGGTGTCTGGAGTGCCCTACGTAAGATGGAGCGGTGACGATAATTGACAGACATGATGGCCTTAGACATAGAGACGAGTAACTACTCTTGGGAAATAGGTGGGTGGTCAAACACCCATCTGTTCGACCCATCAGTGGTGTGTACCTGGGACGGTGAGAAAGCACACCTCTTCTCGAAATCTTTCATTGACATACCAAACACTGTATGGCATCCGCTTCACCCTAAAGACCTAGGTGAACACTTGGAAAAGCACGTAGAGGAGGGTGGGCAGATAGTCGGACACAATCTTATGGGGTTTGACCTGCCAGTATTGCGTGATGCGTTAGATTGTTTCTATGCTGGTCACCTAATGTCTAAAGCAGGAGAGTGTGTAGTTGATACTTCAGCAATACTGAGAGGTATCACTGGTAGTAGTCACCATCTAGACGATGTGTGTAAGCACACTTTAGGAGTAGGTAAGACACAGAAGAGCGAGGATGCCCCTAGACTATGGGCAGAAGGTAAGTACACTGACGTAGCAGAGTATTGTATCAAGGATTGTCAATTAGTGTATGATGTATGGATGCATGGTAAGGACGAGGGCTTTGTCAAGTCACGTAACTCTGCAACTGGAGTCATAGATAACATTGAGGTGATATGGTGAACTGTATGGAAGACGCACCTAGTGAGTTCTTCAAAGAGTTCTACATCACAGTATGTCATTTTTACGGGGTTGACCCCGATTTACTATTCATCCATTTGATGGAGGAAGATATATGAGTGAGCAAAACGAAAAGCAAACAGGAAGAGAAGCACAAATGAGTAACATAAAAGCAGCCATGAATGTGGCTGAGACCGTTAGGTCTACTTTAGGTCCAGCAGGCATGGACAAGTTACTGACGAACGGAAACCACCACATCGTAACCAACGATGGTGTGACGGTACTAAGAGAATTAGATACTGCACATCCTGGTGCACAGATGATGGTAGAGGCGAGCCAAACTCAAGAGGCTGTCTGTAAAGACGGCACTACGAGTGTGGTAGTATTAGCAGGACAGATGCTGGCACTGAGTCAAGGGCTACTGATGAGAGGGATACACCCTCGTGTGGTCTTGAGGTCTTTCCAAGCAGGTAAGAACCTAGCCTTGAAACATTTAAAATCTCAAGACATAGACATACTAGATGCTGCTAAGACTGCCCTCCGAGGCAAGGCAGCAGAGAGTGATTTAGATTATGCTGCTGAGTTGTGCCTAAAGGCGTGCAAGAAGGCTGATGGTAACCTAGACCACATCAGGGTAATCACACAAGCAGGAGGCTCTCTGAGTGACTCGTATGTACAAGACGGTTTAGTCATCAACAAAGAGTTCGCTAATGACATAGATGAGAAGTCCATGGAAGGGGACTTGAACATTCTCCTACTCAATGGTGGGCTAGAAGGGTATGATTTCAATGAGGTTCAGATGCAAGTCGAGAACATGCAACAACTTCACGAGTTGAAGCAACAAGAATTGAGTATGCTAAGTGAGTTAGCGTCCATGGTTGCTGGTGCGGTAGGCCCACAAGGTGTAGTCTTTGTCAGAGACAGCGTGCACGAAGCCGTGGCGCATTACCTAGCACAACATGGCATACCACTCGTGACTCGTTTGAACCAAAGCGACATGGAAGGACTATCTAGATTGCTTAACCTCCCTGTCTATCACCGCATAGTAGACGTGGATGAGCCAATCATGGCCATCAACGCATCTGTCAAGCAAGAAAGGATAGGCGACCTAGACTTCGTTACAGTGTCAGGTGAAGGTGAAGCCACCTGCTTGGTTGTGAGAGGTGCTACTCGTCAAACAATAGAGGAGTACGAAAGAGCATTCGACGATGCAATCGGTGTTACCTGTCTAGCAATGAAGGACGGTGGGAAAGGATTCCCTGGTGGAGGCGCTTCCTTCTCAGCAGCATCAATGACTGTTAGAGAGCACGCTTCTACCCAGCCTAACATGACAGCGAGAGAGAGGATGTGTCTCGAGGCATACGCTGACGCACTAGAGATAATCCCCGCAGCCATAGCGAACAACGCTGGGATGGACCCACTAGATGTGGTCATGGAACTACGGTCTGCAGAGGACGGTGTAGGTCTCTACATAGATGACCGTGGTGTAGGAGAGATTTGCAACACCTTGGATAAGGGAGTAGTAGAACCTGAGTCTCTAGTCAAACAAGTCATCAGTAGTGCTACTGAGGTAGCCACTGCTATCCTAAGGATAGATGACATCATGGCGATGAGGGAGCAGAATGCTGGACTGGCTTGAGCCGATACACATAGTAGCCCTCTGTTGTGGGCTACCCATACTGATAATAGGGTTGTATACACTGTTACAATGGGCTGACAGGACAGTCTACTTATTACTGAATGCTCCTGCATGGTTACGCTATGACGAGGAAGAATGATAAACCACGGCACTGTCGGACATATTGAAGACGCGCCAGCGGCTTAGTGAGGGAGGAGAATAAAAACCGATTGCTTCTGTGGCTAATATAGGCTATTGTGTTTCTTTCTTTCTCTTCTTCCCATCTTCTCCCTCACGGCCCATTGACATTCCACATGATAAGCGAAGCAATGATGACACTGGTGCCGACCTGGCTCCTTATTCTATACCAAAGGCTTCGAGCATAGCCTCCCAATAATCCCAGTCCCAATCAGGGAACTTTATTTTCAGACTAGTGCACCTATCTTCCTCATTAGCCATCCAACAAACCCGCTTATGTCGGTTGTTATATCTGACTCATCATCTTCACTGAACATCTTCTTCCCAGTCCTCAAACATTTCATTGAGGCAACGAATGAACATGCCAGTCTTGGTGTATAATTTACGCATTTCAATATCCCTGCTCAAACTTGCTGGGCTTTTTCATCTCACGAATCTGTTGTGCAGCGAACCGAATCTTCTGTGTGCTATGTAAACCCCAAAAGGAGTCTTTTCCTATCTTGAACTCCTGTTCTATCAAGCGACACAATTCGTATCTAGAACTAGTCCTCAAATCCTCATCAATGGGTAGCCCTAACACTTCACTTACTTCTTCGTCAGTGTACTTGACACGCCTGTCTAACCAAACATACACGTTACCCATAAAGGACATTAGTTTACGAGCGAGCCAGTGCCACAACGACATAGTGTCAAAAGGAAAGCGGTTTATTTTTTACACTTGTGGTTACTTGTTCCAAAAAGTGTTATTTTCATTGTTTTTTGGTATGTATGTAGTGTTCATCAAACACAACCCCCTTTCGCCATACATTCCTGTTTTGATTTCTCACAATCAGGGCATTTTGGACTGGCTTTCTTAACACCACACATGCCACCTTTGTCGACTTCTGATGTCTTGGTTGGTTTCTTAGGAGCCTTACCGCCTGGTGGCTTTAGACTGATAACCATCACCATTCCTTTCTTATTCTTTGCCAAGTGCATCCCTCCTAGGCCTCTGCCACAGTGCTCCGCAGTCGGGGCATTCCCATATGAGTATTCGGGTTCCCCTCTCATTGATGTAACGTCCTTCTATACGACGAGCCAATATGTGAGCACCACAATCAGGGCAGTCTTGGCTTAATCTTTGCAACAACTGACCCCATGACATCAACTCAACAATCGATAGCACCTGAGAAATCCGGTTGTGTCTTTACATGGTTGTAGCATTGCTTGAGTAAGTTGTATTGGTTCTTAGAACCAGCAACATCTAACTCAAAGTTGCCATGAAATGAAGTGATAGCAGATTTGTCAGCCAAGTAATTAGCCTCTGTAGAATAGACAAAGCCACTGTATATCACATAGAAAGTATCAGTGTGTATGTCATCACCTCCATCTACGGTGACGGTCTCTCGTACCTTTTCTATAGCACTGTTCTTGATTATGCAATAAGCGTCGGGGCAAGTAATGCCGTGTTCTGTAGTGTAACTTATCCTAAGTGCCATCATATCACCGTCTGTGTGCTGTCTGTATGTATCCTTCCTAGAGGGTGGTCTTCAAAGAAGTTTGGTTGGACAGGATAGTATACTCTGTATTCTGTAGGCAGAGTGCTACCTAGGTGGGACAATAAATCTGCTAGGAAAATCTAACAGAGCCTGTCTGTACGCTGCTAATTGACTTCTCTGTATACTTGCTAAGGCATCATACACTAGAGGTTTGGATTGATACCAATCCACATATTTCTCTAAGAGTTGGTCTCTACCACCCCTAACTTTCTCCCACATATGTTCTGTGGTTGGTTGCTCATCACTTGTTATTATTCTCGTTCCGTCTGCTAGTATTGTTTCTCCCATTCAATCACCTCACTCTCTCAAATCAAAGTATGCTATCATCCTAGTTGGACCACATTGCATGACATAACTCGCTGCATCAGTGGCTCTGACGTTGAATGTATCACCTGCGTCATAGTCTAGGTCAAAGTCTTCTTTGATTGCTTGGAATTGATTGCCACTCGAACCGGTCGAGTCTATGGTCATAGTGACTCCGCTTGAGGCTGCGTTGTTCTTCTGTATCTGAACAGTCACTGTCTGTGAAGTCTCACTACCGCTGTTGGCACAAGCGAAAGCGATTGCCTTTAATGTGCAGTCTTTAGGTAGTGCTATCCCGAAGTCATCACCTCCTGAGCCGTTTGTAGTGTTCCTTGCACCGTTACCGTATGAGATGAAGTAACCGTTTGCATTCCCTGCTGCGGCTGTACTACTGATGTAGTTGTCACTCTCTTCACCAACGATGTTGAATCCTTGGTTGCTTCCGTTAGGGAATGTTACGAGACCAGCAGAGTCTCCTGTCATCCAGACAGGTGAACCGTCACCAGATGAGATGGATAGTTGGTCATCGCCTGTCGCACTAGCAACATCAGCAGCACCTATCACAACGTTGTTATTACCTGTGGTGATATTGTCACCTGCATTCGCTCCCACTCCTATGTTTTTGTCACCATCAGTGACGTTAGCCAAGGACTGTTCTCCAACACCTGTGTTATCGTCACCATCATCGATGTCAAATAGTGCTTGATAACCCACTGCTGTATTTCTACTTCCATCAATTACAACTCCCTTTCCTGCTTGGTACCCTAATGCCGTGTTGTAAGTTCCAGTACCAGCGCCGTTATTAGACCTCAGAGTTTGATAACCTAGTCCTGTATTACCAGTACCAGTTGAATAGTACCCTGATTGTGACCCTATCATTGTGCTATAAGTTCCGGTTTGGTACCCAGCCTGGTATCCCACTGCCACTGTGGCGTCTTGAGTGCTTGGAGTGTTACCCCAAAAGAATCCAGCCTCTGCACCGATGGCTGTAGTAGTATCAATGTCTCCACCAAAGAACCCACCAGTGTTTCTACCAACTGCTGTATTGTAGTTACCTGTGATACTAGCCCCTCCACTCTTACCAACTCCTGTGTTATGCGTACCGGTATTGTTTTGTCCGGCTAAACTACCAATGTAAGTACACTCTGCATCATCAGTGGTAGCGTTACCTGCCATGTAACCAATTGCAGTGAAATTGGTGGCTGTAGTTACTGCAGTACCTGCTTGATATCCTACCGCTACATGGTTACTGTTTGTAGTAATAGCATCCAGTGCTTGATATCCTATTGCTACGTTATTACCAGCAGAAGTAGATGCTTTGAGTGCATCTGCACCAATGGCTACGTTATTATCACCGGAAGTAATGGCAGCCAGTGTATCCTTACCAACACCAGTATTACGAAGCGCACTACTCAGTGTTCCAGTAGGGGGTGCTGCACCGTCAGGTGAAATTAGAATACTGTCTGTGAAGTTTGTGATGTTAGCCTTCACATCTGTTAGGTCGTTGAGTGCAGAAGCGCCACCACCGCCAGCATTTGCATCGACATACGCCTTGATAGACTGCTGACTGGCTACTTTGTTGTCAGCGTCACTTGCCATGTCATCTTCATCAAGCAAGTCACCAATTGCATGGAAAGTCAAGTTACTCTGCATGTATGATTGAAGAACAGACACATCCATCCTCTTCAGACTTCCAGCATCACTCAACACTAATTCGTCAGTTGATGCTAGACCACTTGTTAGAGCAGTAGCACCCGTTATGTCAGAGACTGAGAAATTCATATCGTCAACAACGAAATCCATGTTGTTGTTTGCATCATCATAAGTAACCGCAACCCTAGTCTTAGTTCCACCAGTTGCTACTAATGGCCCTGCTATATCCATAACATTCTCATTCGATAGTTGTGTATTCGTGTTAGTGGTGAAGGTCAGACTACTCTGCATATAGTCTTGAAGGACAGAGACGTCCATTCTCTTGAGTGTTCCNGCGTCGCTTAGAACTAATTCATCAGTCGATGCTAAGCCACTAGTTAGAGCAGTGGCTCCTGTGATATCTGATACTGAGAAGTTCATGTTATCTGCGACTAGGTCTATTGTACCATCACCGTCTTGGTATGTTGCCGATATTCTAGTTTCTGTGTTGCTACTAAACATAGCCCCAACAATGTCTTGGACTTGCTCATCAGACAATTGAGTGTTAGTGTCACTGAGAGATATTGTCCCACTAGCGTTAGGTAACTGTATGGTTCTGTCAGCGGTTGGGTCTATGATTGTCAGAGTCGTTTCGTAATCATCTGCTGTCGACCCTTCAAACACGAAGGCGTTCTGTACATTCACTGCAGTTTGATTGACAGTGAGGGTGGTACCATCTACTTGCAAGTTACCTCGAACTATGACTGTAGTGTCATCACCACTGTCTCCTATGTATAGCGTGTCGCTTCCTGTGAGAGAGGCCAGTGCGCTACTCACATTAGATTTGTCAGTGACATCTGCCGATGTTTCTATCCCATCTAACTTAGTCTTGAGTGTGTTGGTAAAGTTGTTCTGAGTTAGTCCACCATCTCCTACGCTGTACGTGGTGTTGGTATCTGTGGCGTTCACGTTAGTACCACTGATTGCTAAGTTGCTGTTAGGTGTAGCAAACACAATAGCGCCTGCTGAGTCATCCCAAATGAGTAGTCTATCAGCACCAGGGTCTGACAAGTTCTGTATGCCTAGATGGCTCAATGCTAGGGTAGCACTACCTGAAGTGGCCCCACCGCTTAGACCGCTCCCTGCTACAACAGCAGTAATATCTCCCGAACCTGCACCAAAACCTTGAGCATCTATGTAATCATATACTGCATTACCTGTAACTAAACCTGCTTCTCCATTAGCAACACCGCCTGAGCCATCAGTCGCTACGGCTTTGACAGCAGCAGCGCCTAGACCTAGATTAGTCCTAGCAGTACCAGCGTTGGCTAAGTCGGATAGGTTGCTTGACTTCGCTAACTTAGTGCCTACAAGAGTAGTAATTGTAGATGAGAAGGATGCATCATCGTTGATTGCAGCAGCCAACTCATTCAGTGTGTTCAATGCTCCTGGTGCAGAATCAACAAGACCTGCAACTTCTGCATCCACATATGCCTTGATTGACTGTTGTGATGCAGCGTGTGTTGCAGAGTCAGAAGACATGTCATCTTCGTCTTTGAGGTCGAGTGTGACTGTAGCAGACCCACTGTTAGCACCACCGGAAAGTCCGGTTCCTGCAACAACAGCCGTGATATCACCGGAACCAGCACCGTAACCATATGACAGAATCTTGTCCTCTATCGCTGCGGATGTCATTATACTAGTGTCGTTGTTAGCAAAGGACTCACTACTGAGTTGAATGCTGTTGGCTGCAAACTCCGAGACAGTCAAGCCGGCGACATTGAGAGTGACTCCACCACTGCTACCTCCACCGCTTAGACCAGTACCGGCTGTAACACCAGTGATATCGCCTGTGGTAGTTGAGTAACCATACGACTCAATCTTGTTAGCGATAGCCGCAGATGTCATCAAAGAAGTATCGTCATCCGAAAAATTCGTATTGATTCCAACGACAGTAGCCCCACTTCCTATTTTGATTCCTGAGTTGTTTGCTGTGAGTTTGGTTGAGCCACCTGTTTGAAGTGTTATCACATCAGGGGTAAATCCAATTTTTGTATTTGTATCTCCATCGTGAATAATGTTGGTATCTACAGTCAGAGTAGTAACAGAGGGGTCAGTCCCTATGGTGGTGATGAAACCTGAGTCATTATTGAAAGCAGACAATGGTATCTCAGAGATTAGTTTCCTTCTGTCTGCACCATTGTCTAATAGAATCAACTCATCCTCAGAGGAGTTAATGGCTTGTGTCATATCAGTGAGTTCTGACATGTCAAGAGTGAGTGTCACTCCACCACTGCTACCACCTCCGGACAGCCCAGTGCCGGCCGTGACGCCTGTGATGTCTCCTGCATTGCTGGTATAACCAAAAGCCTGTATCTTGTCTTGTATCGCCGCAGCAGTCATCAGCACTGTGTCACTGTCGCTGAAGGACTCAGAACTTGTTTGCAGGCTATTAGCAGCCAACTCACTTACTGTCAGTCCTCCCACATTGAATGTGATTGTCTCATCACTGCCTTGGTTAGTAGTGAAATTGCCACCGTTGCTTAGGCCAGTGCCTGCTGCGAGAGTGATAGTGGCATTGTTAGCGGCATCAGCAGTTGTCTGTGCAGTGCCGTTGACTCTGAGAGTCCCTGTTAGGTTAATGTCGCCAGCCACGTCTAATGTGTAACTAGGGGTTGCATCGGCTATACCGACACGGTTGTTTGTTGAGTCTACCTTGAACGTGCTGGTGTCGACAGTGACATCGCCCGACACTGCAAGGCTACTCAGTGTGCCCACGCTAGTTATCTGAGTCTGAGCAGCGGACACATTCAGAGTAGCGTCTCCACTTGTAGCCCCACCACTCAGCCCTGTCCCTGCCACAACTGATGTGATGTCTCCATCACCAGTACCGAAACCTTGGGCTGCTATGTAATCGAATACTGCGTTACCCGTGACTAAGCCGGACTCCCCATTAGCGACTCCGCCTGACCCATCTGTCGCAACAGCCTTCACTGCTGCTGCCCCTAGGCCTAGGTTGGAGCGTGCTCCACTTGCGGCGGTAGCGCCTGTACCTCCTAGTGACACTGGCACTGTACCTGCTGTAATAGCCTGGCCTGACAGGCTTAGGTAGTTACCACTAACTGTGGCTAGTGTTACATCAGTAGAGTTGTCAGTGCCCGCTGCGTCTACACCAAGATTGCTCCTAGCAGTTCCCGCATTCGTTAGGTCTGACAGGTTACTGGATTTAGTCAACTTAGTACCTATTGATGTTGTAATAGTACTGGAAAAGGAAGAGTCGTCATTGATTGCTGCTGCTAACTCGTTTAGTGTGTTCAAAGCACCAGGCGCTGAATCGACTAAATCAGATACCGATGAATCTACATACGCTTTGATGGATTGCTGTGTGGCTAAGTGACTTGCAGAGTCAGAAGCCATGTTGTCCTCATCTAGTACGGGCACGACAAGGTCGACCGTGTCATCAGAAGTTTGGTATGTAGCAGTGATGAACGTCTCAGTGTTACCAGTAAACATAGCACCTGCGAAGTCTTTGACTTGAGCCCCACTGAGTTGAGTGTTGGTATCCGTAGATGCTACAGTGAGAGTGCCAGCACCGTCATTGTATGTCAGAGATATGTTAGAGCCAGCAGTCAGTAACCCGTCTACATAATCCTCCACCTGTTCTTGAGTGAGTTGTGTGTTGGTATCAGTAGCATTGAGAGTAGTACCACTGAATGCGAGGTTAGTACCAGCAGTTAGGAACTTCAATGCTCCTGCGCTGTCATCCCAAAACAGAATCCTGTCTGCGTTGGGGTCAGTCAAACTCTCAAAGCCTAGATGGCTGAGTGATATGGTACCACTACTGGTAATAGTACCGCCTGTCAGACCAGTACCAGTCGATACACCAGTGACTGTACCTGTGGTTGTGCTATAGCCAAAGGATTGAATCTTATCTTGTATCGCTGCTGATGTCATCAGTGATGTGTCGTTATCAACGAATGACTCTGAACTGGTTTGGAATACATCTGCATGTAAAGCACTGAAAGGAATGTTAGCAATAGATAGTGTGTCACCTGTTAGGACGATAGGAGCAGACACAGCCAAGTTAGTATTGGCGCTGATGTCCACAGCGGATAGGGTTGCTAGGGAGCCTAAGCCGAGATTGGTACGAGCAGTACCAGCGTTGGTTAGGTCTGATAGGTTGCTAGCCTTAGCCAACTTAGTACCTATCGAATTAGTGATGGTGGTAGAGAAGGAAGCATCGTCATTGATAGCAGCAGCCAGTTCGTTCAATGTGTCGAGCGCTGCTGGTGCACTAGCCACTGAACCCGCAACTTCGGTATCAACGTAAGTCTTGATAGATTGTTGAGTAGCGAGATGTGTGGCTGAATTAGATGTCATATCGTCTTCGTCTTTGACAGGGACGACTAAGTCTACAGTGTCGTCAGACGTCTGATAGGTAGCAGTGATGAAGGTCTCGGTGTTACTTGTAAACAGACCACCAGCGAGGTCTCTTATCTCTGCATCTGAGCGTTGTGTGTTAGTATCAGTCGAGACGAAGTCCAGTGTACCATCACTGTCTTGATATGTGACAGCGATGTTGGTCTCGGTATTACCTGTGACCATCGCTCCGACTATATCCTGTATCTCCTCGGTCGTGAAACCAACATTGGAAGTGAACTCTAGAGCATTACCACCGGAGTTGACCTTGAGATATTGACCAGCGTTCCCCATCGCGGCTGGTGTATCAGTGAGTGTCACAAAGGACAGGGTACTGATTGCTGCTTGGTAGTCACACCGTAGCCATGTACTACCTTCATAGATGAAAGTGGCTCTTTGGTCGGGTGTTAGAGTAGTGTTGAGACCTGTGGAGTCGAAGACGATGTTACCTCCACCTGCAGAGGCGCTGTTACACACCTCAATGACATGCCCTTCGGGGAACAGGTACACTGAACCACTCTTCTCAGGGTTGAGTGTGACTGTTGCGCTGTTGGCTGGAGCGAATATGAACCACTTATCCCCGTGTGATTTGACTGTGTATGAACCTGTGCTAACACTACCAGTAGGGGCTGAAACACCCTCTGTGAATAGTCGCTTACTCACCACTGATGTCTCTGTGTTCTCCTGACCTGCAAAGAATAGGTCATCCATCATTTTGTTTGAACCACGGTCTAAGCCGTTACCTGGGCCGTACCCTAGAGAGGTNCCTGTTTTTCCTGTAGACATCCACNAAGCACCCACATCAATACGGGTGCTACCATTTGTAGCACCGCCTAGAGTGCCCGATTCGGAGCCGGAGAACAAAGCGTTGAGTTCAGATGGGCTATTGACTCCGTGTAGGTTACCTCTCTCTATCTGTGACACTTCACTCCCATCAGTGACTAGGTTACCCGCACTGAGCGGTGTCATGTATTANTGGGTTGGCTCTGGTGAACGTCCTCTTGTCATTGACCTCTTGGATGTCTACCTTGTGACCACCTCCTGATGCATTGTAGGAACAACGCACTGTAGCAAGCACTATGACTTGGTCATTGACCACGCTACCTGTTGTGTCGTAGTCTATCAGATACTGTGAGGGTAGTTGCGGATATAGTCCGTCACTGGTTTGTACTGGAGAGCCACCATCAGCATGTACTTTCGATTGGCCACCTTGTGATGCCACGTATATGGCATACATAGATTGCTCACCAGCAGCACCTAGAGAGGTGCCTGTGCCATGTGTGCCTATGGTTACAGTCGCTGAGCCGCCAGGCCCACCAGCGAACTCATACAGTTGACCATCAAGTATCGCATAGCCTCCTTGAATTGTGAGTGTGTGAGTGGAAGCCCTAGTCACGGCACCTGGTTGTGTGTTGACTGCGTTACGTGTTGAACCGTATGCAGTGTCTTGCAGTCTGATTATCCCATTCCCTCTCAAACCTTGTAGCAAATTAGACAGTGTTGTAGGAGAGAGTGAGTCTCCATCACGCAGACCCTCTGCACCAAGTGTATTCTGTGCTGCTGTGTGACCTGCTAGTGCATCTACCATCTTTATCTACTCCTTGAAACTCTCGCTAGGCCTATCTGTCTACGCATCTTCGGACGCCTAACCCCGATTTTAGCATGCCGACGATACTTACGCATCTTCTTCTTTCTTTGATTCTTCTGAGATAGACGACGTACTCTTGCTTGTGCCTGCTTGGCTGGTCTAACAGATATGTATGATTTAGCCATCAATCCAACTCCAATATGAACGAGAATGATATCTCACTGCCTGCATTTTTCGTGAATGGTTCTATCGATGCCCTGTATATGGGTACGAACTCGTTGGTGGTGGGGTCCTTGTACTGGAGGTACACCTCTTGTACACTACTGTTGAATATGTGAGTAGCATCGAACCTGCCATCAATCTGTAGACTACTATCATCTATGATTCGCACTGTTGGTGTTATAGAACCTAGAGAGCGGACCCCGCCATCATTGGCTGTAGCCTCTGTACCATCACTACCTATGTGCAATTCATTAACTAGAGTGGCTAGGTGTTCTACTAGTCTGCGTTTGATTGAATTGAGCACCGGCATTACGTTCTCCTCCTTGTTGTTATTCCTTTCACAGTACCTATCTCATGCGACTTGGGACGTAACAGATGAACGTCACAAGTGCCTGTCGGAATGCTACCACCGGTAGGTGCACGCAAGGTCACGCCTGTGAAGGTTGTGCTGGTCTTGCCTGTATAAGCCACCGTGTACAGCCTCAGTGGCGCTTTTTCTCATAGTTAAATTACCGGATGACGGGAACCCTGTAGTAGACGATACGGTAAGCGTACCGCCACTGTGACTACCTGTGGTACGGACGGCTAGACCAGTGCCTATAGCACCACGAGCGGAAGCGTTGCCAGTGTCATAGCCTCTATGTCCTAACAGGAAGCCTGAGTGCATCTCATTCCCTGTATCTAACATGCCAGTCACACCAGTGTATGTTCGTGGTTTCTTCTTACTGATGTAACGCCTCTCCACCAAGCCTCTGACATTGAAACCGACAGTGCCTAGACTGAATTGTTTCTTCTCGTCTATCACGTTACCCGAAGATGCTCTCGTTTCTGCGTCCCCTGCTCGCTGGCTCCCTCCTGCTCCCAAGACTCTCTCAATACCTGTGTCGTATGACATCATAGAGAAATCGCTACGCGCCTCAGTCAAGAGGTGAGTTGTTTCTATGATGGCTTGTCTTGTAGACTTGCCATGGGGGTCTTGGTAAGTCACCACGTCTCCTGGTGCTATCCCCATACTGAAAGGTATGTCCTTGATATCAACAGAGCCTGTGGCTTTTCTGTTCAAACGTAACAGTTGTCGTGCAGCCCTCTTGGTGGCCGCTAGTGATGTTGCAGTGCTCTCACTATATGTCTGTGATTTGACCATGCCCTCACTCTTCTGTCTCTCAGTATCTTCCAGCACAACCTCGTTCTTGTCGTTGAGAGCCGTGGATTGTCCTCTCACTACTACTCTGTTTGCAGTGTCCGCTATGCCACTCCGCGATACTTGCCCTGCTATCGCCGCAGTGACGGTAACATCTCTTGACCTAAAACCACCTGGGCTGTAGATGAAATTGCCGAAGCGGTCTGTCACCATAGAGTAGTAGTCATTGCGTGCGATGGAACGTATGGCATCAGGAATGGATGTGCTGATGTAATTAGCAGAAAGGAACTTTGTGGAATGTGTTATTGATGCATTGCCCTTGTAGGTAGTGGTCTCTGTCATGCTTGCACCACTATGTGGGTGCCCGAGAGATATCGAGTTCAAGGCGTGCTTCTTGTCATCGAAAAGTCGCATGACGATATCAGTGGTGCGGACACCTACATTGACAATTTGGCCGGCTTGAACCGTAGAGATGTCGGGTAAGCCTAACTGCTTGAGTGTCTTACCCTTGAGATTTCTGAGGTTCAGTCTGCTACCTTTCGTTGCGGTGGTAATATCGTATGGCCGAAGAGTCTCTTTTCCGGCAAATAAGAGATTTGGCGGGGTTTTTCCGGTTTGCATCCGGATAGAATTGAAGAAGGCAGGGACGTTAGACTTGACTCCATGTGCAGGAGCATGAGTGAGAAGCAACGACTCTTCCTCCTCGACGAATTGGTACCTCTTACCGTGAGTGACTTGGAAGTCGGTGGTCAATGGCTTAGTGACACTATACTGGCGACCTGTGCTGTCTTTCTCCTTCTTGTATATCGCATGATATACCACGTTGTCCACAAACTTCGGTTTAGACACACGTGACGCTATGGTATTTTTGACATCGTCGTGCTTACCACCAGGCACACTGTTAGTTGATGAGTTCGTTGTGAACAAAGTGGGGAATGCAGCAGCACCAGGCATCAGCCATTCACCTCATTGTCACTTCTGCTACTCTCACTATTGTGAGCGCTCTTGTTGAGGTCGTCACCCGCATACAAAGTCTGTGTGTATCTAGGCTGTACCTCGAAGTCGTTGTTACGTGCAGCGTCACCTCTCATGTGCTGCAGTGTGTTGTTGCTGGCTATGATTCTAGTGACTGTCTGCTTGAGACTATTATTGAATGCACTACTCTCACTGCCTGGTATACGGGGCCCTGTGCTAGAAGGTGTTGTGTAACTGGAAGAAGTGAAGAAATAAGCAGGAGGGTAAGGAGCGTTCGTGTCTGATGGATTAGTAGCACGAAGGAACTTGGAACTGGTAGCGGCACGAGCATTAGGTGTGGACATAGTGAAGACACCATACCTTCCACCAGCAGTACCTGATAAGGCATGCGACGTGTCTCTGAATACTTCGATATGCCTATGGTCTAACACTCTGACTGGTCTTAGTAACAAGCGAATGTTTCTGTCCTTGTCGTTAGTACGGTACGACTTAGAGTTGTGACTCGCTGTTTGGTACGGGTTACTGGTCTTGTGTACTGGGTTACTTCCTGACACATCTGAGTTACCCCAACCTAAATCTGATACGGGCTCCATGTAGTTAGACAGGTCCATGATGAGATTTCCACCCAGCGGCCATATGCCGTGTGTGTGATTGAGTCTCATGACCTGCTTGAAATTGGAGAAGTTTAGGGAGTCGAGTCTGTAATCATCTACCGCCTTCGTGTCTGTCTTGATACCGGCAGCCATGATGTGGCGTTTGCCTGCACCCCTGTCTGTGTGTAGACTGTGAGCCTCAGTGGCTAAAGCCACATAGTCATGCTCACTAGTGTCATTTATCTCTCCGACTGTATTCACATCTAGTCCTACACGGGGCGAGATACGAGAGATGGGTTCCTGTATGGTCTCCGACGCAGGTAGCAAGTCACTCGTGGCTTTCTCTACATTGGACCCTGCCATGGCCTCCGGTTTAAGCAGACCGTCTGCGTCAGCGACACTCAATCTTCTGCTGATACCCCTCTGTACCTCAGTGACTTGCAAGTCGTCGTTCCTCGCACGCACGTACCCTGTACCGATGGGAGGCTCTGCAGTGGAATGTGATAACATGATACCACTAGACACCACATCTATGTCTACATCTTGTAACATGTCCTCGTTGAATGCAGTGGGCCATCTAACTCCTCTACCGTCTCCTCTATCGCCCACTCTCTTCGCAGTGGCAGGGTCAAACAAATCTAGGTTGGCTCTAGACAAACCGTTGTTAGCGGGCGCCGCAAACGTCTGAGGTGTCTTGGTTCTGTCTGTAGAGCGATAGGCATCTTCGGGGTCCCACGCTGGACGCACACCAAACCCTCTAACAGGGAAGCGACGCACTTCCTCACCTGTTGTGTTGCCCCACCAATCAGTCATGTAGTGTGCAATGGCTGGCGCTAGACCCCTCTTAGGTGCAGTGCAGGCTGTAGGAAGTGCAGCACCTCCTATACTTCCCATGTTACCTAGGTAGTCTCCTTGATGAGCACGCACTACAGGATATGGTCCGTTCGCGTTTGCATCTGTTTTGTAGGCGATGTAGTTCCTAACTGCACAACCGAATGGTCTAGTCATCCTTCGACCGTGGCTGTACTTGACTTGCTGTAGTTTGAGGTCAGAACCTACTAAGGCCGAGGCGTTGGTGACACGCTCTAACATACCAACATGTCCACCACTAGTGGCGGTAGTGGCACTAGTTAACGCAGCACCAGCATACTTGAATTGAGTAGTAGTCACTGCGTCACTTTGTATGTATGCACCGAAACGGTAACCGGAGTGGTTGTTAGTGTATTTGTCATCAAATGTTTGAGTAGACCATAACGCCCACTTAGGTCGGTTAGGTGCTTGTCTTACACAGAATCGGAATCCGAAAGATGCGTTTCTTAGATGTGTGACTGAGTCTATGCTGTCAGTGATTGCAACGCGTGCCGTGGCTTCATACTGTCCCGCTGTCCCGCTCTCTTGATAGACGACAGGATTGTCCCAAAAACGACCCCAGCCTGGTCCTGCTGTTCCCCATAAGGATAGGTCACTGCCCTGTGCACCGAAACGCGAGCCTCCAGGCCAAAACGCACCATAGTGATGCTTTCGACTCGACGCTGTTCTAGCCTGTGGGGTGGACAAGGTGTCAGGGTTGGCTGAGTTATCTACCGGTCCGCTAGTTGCGCTACGGGTGAATCCTCTGAAATCGAATGGTCCGTCACTGACTGCATACGTGAAGTTCTGATAACGAATAGTCTCGAAATGTTCCGGCATGTGGTTATACGGTTTCTTGTCAACAGCAGCGTCTCCTATGCTGTTACGACTGTCAGAGTAGAAGGTCACCGGCCTACCTAGGTTGTAGTGCCACATTGATAGATAAGCGTCCGGTAAGTGACCTGTCTGTGTATCTTGACTCCCATTCTGTAGGTCCTCGATGATGTGAGCGAGGACACTAGCAGTCTTATCAGTGTAAATCTCTCCAGGATTGTAAGAGCCATGTTCTCCTGTTATCTTGACAGATGCTCCTTCGGTACAGGCTGCCCAAAACTTGGTTGCGTCACGCGGAGTGACACCGTAGAAGACATTGGTAGTTTGAGAAGCAGCGCCACTTGACACACCTCGGTGGGTGTACGACGCTCTATGTTGTGAGCCGTCTGATAGGTTAGTTACAACAAGCATGTGTCCCATGTACCTACTACCTACTTCGGGGAACAGGGAGTTGTTCAGCACTATCAATTGAGAGTTGCTTGAGTCTGCAGCCTTGACTTCAGTCTTGGCTACATGTGACATATAGGAATGAGTGTATGGATGTAGGAAGTGTGACGGATAGCCTTGCATTACATTCTGTGAGCCAACAGAACCGTAACCACTTCGACTGAACAGGTAGTAATCTTCAGGTCTGTGCCACTCCACCATCCTGTATGCGTTACTCGCGTCTAGTGAATCACTGCTCTTCAACGCAGGAGCCCACCAAGGGACGGTGAGCGTATAACCTGGTGACGCCATACGGAACATGCCTGGCCTGTAAGGTAGACTCTTTCTGCTCCATATGGGGGATGTGTTCTCATTGATACCGAGAGGGTTGTACAAGGCCAATGGTGGTAGGTTAGTGAATTGTTGATTGGGTGAAGGGTCTATGTCTAGCATGACCTCATTGAGGTATACCTCGCACCCTCTGACATCTGCCTGTATTGCCTCTGATAGTATGAAGTCGTAATCAGTTCCATTCCACTGTAACGCTACCACTGTAGCCACTTGTTGGTCAGTGAGCAATGGGTACTTGGTACCAGTGTCAGAACCGAAAGTCGTAATTACTCACTGAATCCCATCAACTGCTGTGAGTATAGATTGGGTTGAATGATGATTTGATAGGCTCCTACCTCCATTGGGTCAGGGAAGTTCCAGTGTGTACGATAGTTGGTACCTGCCTCTAGTGCTAGTCGGTGACCACCTGTAGCATTCTCAGTGGCTGTCGACAGTATGCCGTAACCGTCGTACTTCATCTTAGTCTCTGTCATTAGTGTGAACCCACTACCATGGATATCAGATGGTGGGTGTGGTGCTGAGGTAGATGAGAACCAAAGCAGTGCGTTAGTGCCTATCCCGTCTTTCTCTATCAATAGACCATCGGAATTAGAACCACCAACAAGACTGTTGGCGACATCGGCATAGCCTAGTTCCTTCTCTATGCTAGTGGTCGCTTTCTTGTAGGCTCTGTTCAAGTCGTACAGTCTTTGATACAATGGATGTGCGAGGTGGCCTGGCATCATAGCCATGGTAGGCGTTACATAGTGATGCCCCATCCGAGGTAAGGGCATTGGCGTCAACCTGTCGTTCCTAATGGCAGTCGCTGGGCTAGCATTTGTCGCAATACCCATCCAATCAATCGGCTTCTTGTCTGGACTTTCACCGCTGACTTCTGAGTGGTCTCTCAACCGTCGTGATGCGAAGTGACGAGTGGTACCTGAGGGTACGAAGAACGAAGGTTTCAGAGCGTCACCGGACGATGCTGAGAACCCTGTGCTGTACTTGCACCCAGTGAACGTCGAGCCACTGACTCCAGTGAAGGACACTATGTGACCATTGACAGTGAAGAAGGAACGTCCGTCAGGCAATTGCTCTGCTCTCCATATGTCAGCGTTCACAGTGGTGTTGACTGTCACTGTAGTGCCATTGACGGATACATAGGTGAGTGGGTTGTGTGTGAGCGTGTTACTGCTGTACCCGACTGGTTCTCTAATTGTGTAGGAGAATGACTTCTTGGTCAAGTGGAAATAGATGCCTCTGTCATGAGGTTCGTAAGAGGTCTCTAGCAGAGACTCGTTGCTTAGGTCTCCTTCCCTACTAAAAGGATAGTCAGAGGCTCTTGTGTCCACTCTCTCGTATCCTTCATTCTCGTAGAACGGAGCGGTATCGGATGTGGTGTTGGTGCTATTGAAATTGCTCTTGACTATAGGGTCAGGCAAATCAGGCCGTTGGAGACCTCCTGTGCCCACGCTTTCGTGTTGGTATGCCTGTACCTTGTCAAAGCCGCTACGCACCACCAGATTGCCTGGAATGGTATCAGGATGGGGTAGACTGATTCGTAGCACGGGCTCTTCACCGGAACCTGCTAGTGGTGGACCCTTGATGTCCCTGTCAGGTACTCGTTGGAAATCACGCACTATGGTGCCTAGAGGTGAGCCTCCCTCTATTGTGTGCTCTTGCCCCGCGTCGTCTATCACACTAATTGCTTGGAATTGTATTTCCTCATTGGGGATAACGAGAGCGTTCTTCACATCGGAAGAGAATTGCTCGGCTAGGTGTGGTTGCATCAACTCCTGCGCTTGCACAACAGGGAACATGGCACTGTTAGTGCTCTCGAAGGAGAAACGGTTGTTGCCGTAGATGGTCTCTCCGAACTTGACATGAGAGGAGCCTATCTTACGCCATGTCCAAGGCATTGCACCTAGGCCTCGCGCATTTGGTGAAGGCATACACAGGTTACCGCCGTCCATTCTCTTCCATACAATATGTTGCGAGAGGAAGTTACGAGCGGATGAATAAGTGCCCCAATAAGTGAACGGGGCGTCATAGATTTGCTCGAGCGTCCTAGTGGTGTCTGATGACACATGCTGTAACGGTGTCTCATTAGGATAATGTGGCAAGCCTGGATTCTCCACCTTGTCAAAGAACAGGTCACCAGTCGGGAATATGCAAGTCTCCATTGGTACCATCTCGGCAGTTGTCGCTGCATTACCTGCCCACTCTCCGTAACCGGAGGACGGTATGGCGAAGTCACCAGCAAACTGGGCATCTACGTGTGGCCCACCGTGAGCGTAAGACACGAAACGGTCGTTGTTGTGTCGTGAAGAGTGTGATACCTTGACCGTGCCACCAGGCCCACTGTTCCATTTCTTGTCGAGCATGTCCCCTGCCAATACCAACCCGTCTCGGTCAGCCCTAGCGATGATTGGAAGTTCTGCCTCGTTTGAGATTATGACATAATGGCGGGGATGAACGCCTGTCGATGTAGAGTTCGGAGTAGGGGTGTATGACGAATCGTCCACTGTAACAAACGGGTAACCATTGCGTGCATGACAAGTCATGTTACTACCGTATGGGTTTGTCCCTAACGACGGATGCCATGCGCCAAGACCTGACGCTATGCCACTCGTGCCTGGCACTACTAGGCTGTTTAGCATAGAGTATCTCTCACCGTGCCAGCCTACGGCTCCAATAGGGCGGGTACGGTCTATCGCGTCTACCAAACCGGAGAAGTGAACTTGAGTCGCTGCTAATTGGTCGTATATACTGTTAGTATCATCGGATGGTGTACTGTTGTGCAACGTCTCCGGTGCACCGTTACTCCATCTGAGATTACCAGCCTTAGACCACACTAGCACCTTGTAAGTATCAGACAAAGATGCGAAGTCAGATGATGAGCCAGTTGCTACCGTAGGGCTCTCTACTCTAGTGGTATTGCTACGAGCGTTAGCAGCCAATGTGAAGAAACCGGTCGCAGCGATTGTCGCTCCTATACTACCACTGCTGCCTCCGCCACCTATAGTGATGGTAGGTGCTGATGTGTAACCACTACCGCCATTGCTTAGTGTCACACTGGTGATTGGGCCTGTGTTAGCAAGTGTGGCAGTGACAGTACCTCCACCACCTACACCGGTAGAGACAGAAGGAGCACTTGAGTACCCTTGCCCTGCGTTAGTGATGTTCACAGAAGATAGACTGCGTGTCGCAGTACCTAGTACACCAGTCAGTGATAGGTTGCTACCACCACTCGCTGTTATTGTAGGGACACTGGTATACCCGCTACCGTTGTTGGATACAGTGACCCCACTGACTGGCCCAGTGCTGGATAGGGTAGCACTGATTGTGCCACCACTACCCACTCCAGTAGTGACTGTGGGTGCTGAGGTGTAACCACTACCACCGTTAGTTAGAGTGACACCAGACAGACTACGAACCTCTGCTCCTAGACCGCTTGATGCATCGGCATTCTCTCCTCCACCTCCACTTATAGTAACAGTGGGTGCAGTGGTATACCCTAGACCTGCATTAGTGATGTTAATCTGCTTAACGACAGCCGTGGAAGACAGCGTAGCAGTCATGCTACCACTAAAGCCTGCACCGTTGATTGTAACAGACGGTACTGAGGTGTAACCAGCGCCATTATTCGTGAGGTTGATAGTGCTACCATCAGCAGGTAGAGTGTATGCCGTATGAGTGCCCAGTATGGTCTGTACGTTATCCACATTGCCGAAGTCACTGACAACAGGGTAAGGAGAATCTTGCCCTGTAGTACCCGCGTAGTTACTGCCGCCGTTTGTAACCAATATCTTTCTCACGTTCCCTACATTGCTGCTTACTGTATCGAGGATGACTTGCGTCGCTATGCTAGAACCAACTTGGTTGAACGTGTCATAGATGTTGAGGCTGAGGTCAGAGATGAGCAGTGCATACTTGTCGGCAGTGCTACTACCGTGCCCTTGCACAAACCCTTTACCGACGCTTGTCACAGAATGGGAAGTTATCACCCCACTTCCATTGACACCAAACGTACCAACGGCTGCAGTTTGGTGAGTCACTCCTGTGGTAGAGTCAGCGAGTGCTGTAAGAGACCAGTTGTATGACCCCTCACTAGCGAGAGCGTTTGTGACTTTGTTTCTCAAATATGGGTCAACTGAACTCCCTCCGTCTAACCAACGGAATGTGTTACTCGATTTGAGTGGATAACCGACATGCGCTGTAAAGACAGCGTTGCCACCAGCACCGTGGTTGGCTATCGTTACGGTAAAAGAATCTCCGTCAGTATCATGACTGAAAGGAGTAGAGCCATCATCGGTGAAAGTCACACTAGCGATGGGGGCACCACTGCCATTCGCCGTCCATGTACCAGCAGCCCCTGACCCATTACCACCTGAGAAGGTGAGACTGCCGGAGCCTGAAGTCAAGTCATCTGCTCCTCCGTTGTTGCTTATCGTGACACCTGTTACCGTCTTAGCAATGACAGCAGTGGCTTGGGCTGTAGTGCCACTGATTTGAGGGGCAGCGATTGTGACTGTCGGTGCTGTTGTGTATCCAGTGCCGGCGTTATCTACTCCAATAGCAGAGACAGGCCTACCATTGCTAGTGGTGGCGTATGTACCGGCGGCATTACTACCGCCACCTCCGCTGAATACGAGATTGCCTGTAGATTGGTTGCCGTCGTATGCTTGAGAGCCTCCACTATGAGACAGGCTTTCTACTGCTTTCGCCGCTACTTGTATTGTACCTGCAGCACTCGACCCTCCACCACCGGAAACACTGATGGATGCGCCGTCCGTGTAACCATCCCCTGCGTTGTTGATAGTGACACTCGATAGGGGCGCTCCATCGTTGGATGTGGTCCATGTGCCCGCGGCGCCTGAACCCCCACCACCGGAGAAGGTTAGGCTACCGCTAGTCTGACCGGAGGAGTACGCACCAGCGCCCCCGCTACTAGATAGGCTGGCTACCGAGAAAGTCACCCCAATCGTACCGGCTGCGCTGGAGCCTCCACCGCCTGAGAAAGACAACGCAGAACCGTTAGTATAGCCAGTTCCACCGGAATTTACCGACAAAGAGGCAATTGCAGCCCCTCCGGAACTTCCGGTGAAGGAAGAATAGTAACCGTAGAATGAATCGGCATTGCCACCGTCTGCACTACCCGACAATCTCTTGAGCCTAAGCCATCCAGTAGGGGGTAGACTTGGTGGTGGAGTAGCAGCAGGTTTGAGTTGTGCACTAGCGGGTGTATAACTCGACATGTTGCCTAGGTCTATCCAAGAGTATCTATCTTGCCTAACAGCGTCTTGGAAGGACGGGAGGAACGTACCACCTATTGCTTTGAGGTTGCCCTCGCCAGGGTAGGAGTTAATCGCTGCCGAGACTACCGCTCCTAGTTCCTCTGAGTTCTGCACTCTAGTAGCATCGACTATGAACACGTCATTAGGTGGTGTCGTCTCCGATAAGGTCGAGTCGTATGTAGTCAATGCGACATACCCGACTCTGAACATGCTCGCTTGTAGTCCGAGTGTGATTGTCTGACTATCCAAAGAGTGTGTTTGTGTATTAGGTAGGTGCTTTGTGCTCTCTGATGTGGTGGGGTGTGGTGGGTTCTTCCTCACACCGTAATCGAACCAATTGCCTCCGGCAGGGAAACCACCATCCATATGCCAGCGAGAGTGATGTGTGGTACCGTGACTGAAAGGGTGCCCGTACACTGGCGCTGCGTCATTGTTGGCATCACCGAAATGGTTGGTGATGAGATATGCGTCTTCAGAGTCTCCTTGATTGTAAGCACTACTAGGTGAACCATATGCAGGCTCCCAGTTCCTCATGATAGAGTATGGGTATGTGTGAGTCTGTTGGTATTTGAGAGTGGGTGGCGATGTATCTGCGTATACCTGTCCTTGGAACGTTACTTCTGCCCATTTGATTAGGTAGATACAAACCGTCCTCTGTGCCTGATGAGAAGTATGTGTTACTGCTGTCTCTCTGCACATGGGTGACCTTGTTAGCCACTGTCTGACTAGCAGCGGGTTCCACCGTCCCTGCACCTGTGTATTGATTGAAGTGCTTGGGCACAGATTGGCCTGGGCCAAATATGACATATGCCACTTCGTTGATTGTATCAGTATAGCGTGAGTAGGGATGAGCAAANCGTAGCACCACTGGTGTGGGATGAGCGACAGGGACAGACTCTGCAGTACCTGTATCGTCTTGGTAGATTGCATTCTTGTCACTGGCCGAGATACCAAAGGTCTGTGCAGATGTACCCGCTTTGAGGTCAGGTGCCAGCACTGCATCAGAGTTCATGAATGGGGGTGTGTTCTCACCTCTGTGTTGATTGAGCAATGCAGTGCCTGGGAACATGGCTAACATGGCTGTGGTATCTAGTATGGTATGAGCACCCATGTTCTCTCCGATGTTCTGCAAACCTGTGCACCCTGTGGGTCCTGCGGCGTACGGGTGCGAGTAGAACTCAGTGTAGTCATTCTGTGTACCGTCATTGATGTCCATCACCAAACCGCTGAACCCACCACCAAAGTAGAGTGGGACACTGTGGTCAGGACTTGATTGACCTCCACGGAAATAGGTGAGTGGTTCACCGTAGACGTTACCGGAGAGACGGTAGCCAGCAAACTCCGGTTTGAAATGACTGTATAGGAATGAGGGGTCACTAGGAACTGAGAATGAAAGTAAACCACTGGCGTCTATGTCACCTATGTCGAATGTGAAGAATGCCCCTAGACTAGCATTGTACTCGAAGAAGCCTCGAGCGAAGTTATCCTCGTCTATGTACATGGTCTTCTCTTCTAAGTAAGAGACATGAGAGGTCTCGCTTTGACGTAAGGTGAGTATAGGACCACCTAGGAATATACCAGACAGTCCCGTGCCTGTGTTACTGTGCTTCTGTAAAGTCATAGCCAACCTCTTGGAGTGTCGAGCCGTGGGGTGTGTAGTAGACGCTATTGTAGTGCCGTTAATCCTAACTATGTGTGTCTGTACACAAGGGAGTATGTGGTCACCAGGCCATGCCATGTACCTGTCCCCTGTTAGGTGACTCTTCCATTCTGTTGTATTGACCGCTTGATTGGCACTATTGATTAGTAGAGGGGTGGCTGTGTTGGCGTTGGGTCCTCTAGCGTTCGTTCGTATGTCTAGTATGTTGAACGGTAGGTAACCGACTGCGTCTTGTTTACCTGCTTCAATCTCAGTCAGTGTTAGTTTGGATGTTCCAGCAGTGCTGTTCTCTAGACAGGACGCTAGTAGGCCTAGGTCTCTCCTTCTTGTGACAGTGAACAAGTCCTTGAGCGGTGTCACGTTCTTCTTGTCAGAGAACTTTGTTACACATACCGCCGTCTTAGCGTTCTCTCCCATCCAACTCTTGAATGTCGTACCATCAGTAGCGTACATATCACTGATGTCAAGGTATGACTTCTCATTCGGGTCTACTGACATGGCATGTTCCACAGCGGCTGCCATGACCTCGTCGGTCAGTATGGTAGTCCAGTTTAGACTAGGGCTGATAATAGCAGGGTCTGTGCTTGTTCCCTCTACACCTGTGTTACCGCTAGTAGCCCACTGTGTGACGGAAGGACTGCTGAAATTGGGACCTGTTACTCCATAGAACTTGTGCGGGCCTCCATCAGCGTTGTGGGTTCGAGAACTGTAGTGCACCACTGTAGTGGTACTTGCACCGTTACCACTCCCTACATCAGTATAGACTAACAGTCCACTATCAGGGAAGCCTAGGAAACCGAGAGTGTCTATGGCGCCTCCACCATTACTAGCATCAACATAGGTAGGGTGATGGGTGTGTATCGTATGTATTGTTAGGGTGGAACCGGCTTTTTGTGTCGAGACTGCATATCCATTCGCTGGGGATTTGACTCCTTTCCACTCGTTGCCTTTCCATGATTGAGCAGGGAAGTCAGAACGGTCAGGATGTACACTACCTTGCATGTTCTTACCGATTGTGAAACCTCCTTGAGATACATCCCTGTCATCGAAGTGGATGACTATCTCATTCTCTAGAGTTGTTGGGAGTTTAGTCTGCTTGCCACTGAAGGTCTGACCTTCTTGTCGGTACAGGAGCCTAATGGTGTGGTCTACGTTTCTATGGTCAGTAAATCTGAAACCGTATATTTCGCGGTCACTCACATCATTCCTCTCTGCACTGGGCACGTGCGCTGTGTACGAAGACGGGCCTACTGGATTGTATATCTTCTCTAATCGTGTAGACTTGCCATCCTCACCGAAACCCCACCTGCCAGCATCAGGTGCCCATCCAGGCACTCCACTTGCGACTAATCCGCCGAAGTTGATGCGGGCCTGTGCTCGTGTACCTGTCCTCAGCCCCTCGACTAGTGTATTGCTATCTCCTTGAGACTCAAAGGATTCGTCATACACTGTGTTGGCTGCTCTACCTATGGTCATCTCGTCGTTACCGTCTCTACCGGTACTCTCTACAGATGAGTCGTACCCGAAGTGAAGGTTACCAACTAAGTCAGAGTCTGCCTCATCTACAGGCACTAGTTGCCTAAGCGTGGTGATAGGAGCAAAGGGCCTTCCATGTTTGTTGATAGGCATTGGTGCTGGGTGCATGTTCTCGTCCTCACCTTCAGGAGGCAAGCACCAACTGTTGCGGAACCTACCTCCATGACCTATGAGGAACTCAGGTTTGTATGGGACCTGCCCTGTGCTGTTATCGAGCCAAGTACAGAAGTTGCGTCCCGAAGCACCTGGTACTGTAGAGTGTATGATAATACTGAATCCTTCGTTTCCATCCATGTCCTTGACGGCTCTACCCAAGTGTGCACGCACGTACCCCATGTGTGTCCCTCGGTCTTGTGTTGCTGCCGAGATAGTATCCCAAAACGCAGCAGGGTCATGAGCCGACCCTCCTCCGCTTGTTGCTTGTAATGCGGCATTTTGGTTAATTCTCCGGATAATCTCGGTGGCTGCACTCTCTATATCAGAGACTCCGTCTGCTATTGCGATGTCTCCGAAATCAATCGTTTGTCTTCTTACGAAGTCCATGTCTCTCCAATGTGGAAGGTGTTGCAACCTATCCTCTGCATGACTAGAAAGGTCATGCGCCGTTGCTCTTATACCACGCAAGCAGAGGAAGGCGGGTATCGCTCTCGTGCCGTCAGGCGTGTCGAAGAATGTGCTGTTGTAAGAGTAGTTAGAGGCGCTCTCCGTAGTAGTCTCCTCATGTCTCGCCTCTGCTTGAGACACAGACACAGTGGCTTCTACTAACCGCCCAGTAGCGGCATCTATTGTAGAGGTACCTGAGTCCACATAGTGGTCATGAACTGTATCTCTGTCGAATGTCTCAACTGACGGGTTCATCAAATAATAGGAACGGTGTGCGTAAGCACTCTCTATGAAGTCAGAGCGGTTGCTTGTGTTGATTTGGCTCCTAAACCCTGCAGCGACATCCAAACCGTTCACTGTGGGTGTGCCTTGAGATGTCTGAACTTGCATGAACAAGTCATGGAAAGCGATGAACTCCTTGTCGTGAGCAACATCGCACAACAACACCCGAGCATGCTCATCGGTGTCTAGGTAAGGGTCTAGGTATGCGACAACAGGTGCTGTATTTGCTGGGTTGCCAAGTTGTTGCCAGTTCAACGATACCGTTTGATTGACATGTTGCACGAAGTTATTGGCTGTCTCTCTGCAGGTGTTACCTATCAAGAAGTTCTCGAGTGGGATAGTGTTGTTAGCCTCTGTGGTCAACTCTCCTTCTCCACCATTGAACTTGTTCCAAACTTCGTACTGGTTGAACACACCACGTGACTTGCAGAACATGCCGTCTATCGCATGTGGGTTAGTGTAGTGCATGTTCATCCAAACAGTATCACCTGAACGCAATCCGCCTTGTGCGTAAGGATAGTTCCAAGTCCTGTTGAGTTGATGGGTAGAGTTCGTACTGTTTCCATTGATAGACAGAGTATCTCCGGCTACGGCCGTACCACTGGTCACTGTGATAACGTTACCACTTGCTGTGTTGTGTGTGAATGTGACAGAGCCTCCTGTACGGGTGTTGATAGACGTGAAGGTAGTATCTGACTTGACGATAGGTATTGTGTCGCTGTCAATGTTGAAAGCAGCACCACCCGCACTGCTGGACAGAAACACCTCAGAAGATTTGGTCTGTATTCTCTTAGCATGTGGGTTAGTTTCCGGACCTGCTTTGAACTCAACAGCACTGACGTACTGACGGAGTCCGTAGTCGATGTTACCACCTTGGGTCTGCACGTTGCCTCTGTCATAGTAGAAGGGTCTACGGAACTCGTTTGCACTACTGAGCCCACGTGTATCGTCTCTGATTGGAGTACCATTGAAATCTAAGAAAGGCAGTAATGAGATAGTGCTACCCGTCTTCACGCTATCTAGGAAGCCCTTACTATTCTCTTGCACTTGTAAGTAATCAACAGTTGCGTCCGTTACAGATTGCACCAAAGCCCATTCTCCGTCAGGGGTAAAAATCCTGCGTAGCATAGGTATGCTTCTCATTCCTTTGACTTTTCTTTCAGTGCCTGTGACATCTAGTGTNGTATCACTCGGCATTCTATCGACTAAGCCCTCTGCGTAGATACGCACGTAACCGGAACGACTGATTTGTGTGATGGTAGGAAGGTTGTCGTCATCCCATCCGGATAAGGCCACTATGCTACCATCATCGCTCGTGTTCCCGTAGATTGTCTCTCTGAGATTCAATATATTACCGTTAACGAAGTCCTCTACAATGATAGTCCCATTGTGACCATTTGCAGACTCTATGGCGGACTTGAAGTTCTTGTTGAAATTAGTATACCATTGAGCGGATAATGGATTGATGTTTCCTTCGGTATTGCCGATGACGACTTGACCACTACCATTCAAAGCACCAGTGGCGAAAGTGTTGGTAATATCTACAACGTAAGTCTTGGCTGTACCACGGGCGTCTGTTATGGTATAGCCCCTATTCGATGTTTCGTCAACAGGCCAAGCACCTGATGGCATACTGGAGTTTGATGCTATACGCCCTGTTCCTTGCGTAGCAGCGTCTATCTTGTTGATGCGTATCGCAACTACATTGTCTCCGTCTTGAAGGCGCTTATGGTACGGGCCTTCCACATCCCTGTCAGGTGGATAGAAATCCTCCGGTCTCCTACCTACTGGATTGGGAGCCCATGTATGTGCAGTCATTGTAGCGTCAATGTGCAGTTTCATACTGTTGCCTGGAGAAGGGAATGTACCTCTGCTCGGGTCGTTGAAGAACTGGTTGGAGAAGATGGGTATCTCTACCATCGCTCTAGTGCTTGCGTATTGAGTACCTAGTTGGTAGTCATGTGATACACTACTGAGTGTTTGGAACAGCCTGTCATTGATGGTGGTACCATCGGGCACTATGCTGTCCTCATCGAACTTGTCGTCTATTACTATAACGTCCCCCACAGCCAAACCAGTGCTTGACTGCCATGCAGCAAAACTGTCTAGGTCTATACCGTTAGAATCTTTGAAACGCCCTGTCCCCACATGGCCTGTGCCTGAGTGGAAGTAGAACTTCCTAACAGATAATTTGTAATACTCAAAATTAGCCCCACTTGGGTGATAGAATCTGCCTCTAGGACCGAAGTTAGCGCCAGGGTCGATTGAGTCAGAGTTGTTGGCGAAACCAGTATTGTTGTTGAGATTGATTATCTCCACGTGGTAAGTGCTGGAGTTGTCTATCGCTCTGATTCTCGCCCCACCATCTCTCCTAGATGACCAACCAAGTCGGCTTAGGGTACTCTTGTCCCACGTAGGTTGCGTGAGGACAGCCCCTTGTCCAGGCCCACCTAGGGTAACGCTTACCACAGGAGCGTCAGGTGATACCTCTTTGACTATGGTAGAGTCCGGTGCACCTTCTCCGCTGAAGTCAGCCTCCATAGAAGCGACATCATCCATGAGTCCTCTAGCCACCATAGCAAGACTCGAACCTGCATCAGACTTGGTTTCCTTGAAAGAAGTGATACGCCCCCTTGTGATGAGGAACTCGGTCGAAAGCAACAGTGGGTCATTAGGGGTGTCTATGGTTTTCAGTAGAGATAGTGAACGTGCCCTGTTGGATGGTTGTACTACAACAACGATGAACGGACCCTCTTGGTAATTAGTGATGACGTCGAAGACCTCGAAGACACGGTTGACTAGATTGGCTGGGCCTTGATTGCCTGATGTGGGGCTTAGGGCGAACTCATCATCTGTGTCTATGAGGCTTTTTCCTATTGATGTATTAGGCCTCATTATCATTTGATGATACACAGAGGAGTGAGTGCTGTCTGAGGTATGGGACGACTCGATACCCACAGGTGGGGACTGGGGGTCATCAGTAGCCAATCGAGGTGTGTAATTAGAAGGAATCATGCTCTTGTCTAACTCTACCTCGAACAAGGTTCCTCCAGTGTTGTCTCCTGTTAGTGCGTAGTTGGACATCTCAACAGGCACAGCCCCCATAGAACTGACAGAGAACGTCACTAGGCCACCAGGCGCTTGGAGTTTCTTACCACCGGATATGGCAGACGCTATGGTAGCAGCAACCCTCTTGCTGTTGATGAGCGTCCCTCCAGCAGGTACAGTCTTCTGTACTAGCAAACATGGGCCTGACGTGCCCATGGTATCACCAGTCAAATCGATGGCGTTGTAATGAATCTCTACTAGCGGGAAGTCAGCATCTCCGGTTTCTAACACCGCTACTCGGGATTCTGTCTCGGGAGTGAGATGCAAATTATACACGTCGTCAGTCTGTACGACACCATCTATTGGGTATCCTTTCAACAAGAATGGACGCACATCGAAACCAGCACCACCTATCGCTATGATGGAATCCCTATCGGGGTCTAATGTACTCAGTCCGTTTCTTATCACTTGCTTGGCAGTGCTGGATGTCACTATGGTGTGAGGGCTAGCCTGACCACTTGACTTGAAAACTGAGATAGGAGTGTTTGTACCTACTTGTTCTCTCAAGCCAATACTATTCCCATCAAACGATACATCAATCAAGTCGGCTAATCCATCCATGGTCTGAGTGACAGACTCCTTACCGTCAGGAAAAACTCTCAAGAAGTCATGACCTGCCACATAATTGAGACAGTGTCGAGCAGTGTGACCTACTTGGAACCTATTTTTCACACCCCAATTTCCACTGGAAACTGTGAAGGGATTGCCACTCTTGTCTATGCTCATACGGCGGTTGTACAGATATCCGTGAAATCCGTTGTTACTCTCGTCACGGACTATTATACCCGTGGTATCTATGCCTTGGCTACCTAGCCCGTGTGTCTGTGTGAAATCGTCAGTACCTGTATCAATGAGTATGTCTGACTTGACAAGCACGCAAGTGCTGTCATTGGCTAGGTTGTTTGTGGAGTTGAATGCAGTGCGTCCGTGCAACACACCACGTAGGCCGGTGTCGGTAGAGGTCTCGAAATCTAGGTGCACACTGTTGACTGTTATCCTATTGGCGGTAGCGTTGAGTTGGGTTATCCTAACTCTCTCTGGTGGTTTGTTGTTGGGCTTCCCTGTCTTGATGTCAGTGCCTGTAGGGTTAATGATTAGGTTCCAAGGGGTGTGGTCAATGTCTATGACCTGCGCTCCACCACTGTGAGTGTTAGCCGTTACCTTGTACTTACCTAGGGACGGGACGTTGTAAACTCCAGTGAAAGTACCACTCTTACCGCTAATAGTTCGATACATGCTTTGTATTTGGTCACTGTCGAATACTATCACAGAGGCACCTGCACTAACACCCGACTTGATATGATACACTGTCTCATCAACGTCGATGTCTTCCTCGAAGCGCCACAATCCCAAGGTGCTGTCGTCCTTCACGAATGGGAAGAGATTGACAGCCGTTGTGTCTACTCCTCTCCTCCAGTGCACGCTTTCGATATAGCCTCTGAATTGCCCACCCTTACCACCTATGATGAAATCAGAGGCTGTGACATTACAAGTGACTACTTGATTGATTTTAGTGGACGCTACGGTCTCCCCGTTGATGAGTAATGATATTCTCTGAGGTGTGAACACTCCAGCGATGTGTATCAACGGTGCACTGGTACGACTTACGTCATCATTGCTTAGTGAGGAGTGTGCTTTGACAGGGAAGTGTATACCCCCATCACCACCAGTTATGGAGGTGGCACTATCTACCCGATAGGTTGCCCTTCTTCCTTTGGTGTCTTGAGCACTGACTGTGAAAGATGCACTGCCTGGCTCTTTGATACTACCTAGAGTGAGAACGAATAGGTCATCCTTGCTTGCTACTACTCCCCCATAGTCAGGTCGTACCCATGCTTCCACTGCAAACCGATTTAAGTTGCGTAGCGTTTGTGGGACGGTCATGCCCTCTTCGTGTCTTCTCCCGAGTAATGGTCTGGAGGAACGTCCCTCACCAGCGCCGGCCTTGGTGGTTATGCCAGTGGACGAGAAGTCAGTGATGGAACAAGTTATCGAGTCACTGACACCATTGAAGTAGAACGCGTTGCTCTTCTTGCCTATTACCGTCATCTCAGACCCCCGCTATCAGGTCTAATGGTTGGAATGTTAGAGTAGCATCGTAGGTAGTGTCACCTGCGTTATACTTGAACTCCAATGATGTGACCGTACCCCTGATACCGGTGTATTTGCTTGTTGGGTCGAACTCTATTGATGAGTTTTGGGTGTTGCTAGCAGCATCCTTATTCCTATTACCAATTCCCGTGGCGTAGATGAAGTTCTTACCAGTGTAAGACTGAGGAGTGGAAACAGCAGTAGCGCCGACAATGGAGTCTGAGAATGAATTGTAAGGAAGTTGTAGGCCAACTATGTAATCGCTATCTGTTGTACCCATCAAGTCAAAATTGCCTTGGATGTTAGCGACTCCAATATCTGTACCTCCTACGGCACCCAAGACTGTGTTGTTGATGACAGAGCCTATCAAGTTCTGTACCTTGTCACCCGCAGAGAAACAGTCCTGTGCCTCCCCTCCTGAGAAGAGAGAGATGGTGGGTTGCTTTGTGGTTCCGGAGGCTGTGTAGATGGGTGATTGTGTTATATCCCCCATTCCGCCTTTGTTGACGTTAGTGAGCACTAGACGGCTCTTCTCACTACCAGTGTCTCTAAGCGACTCCTCTACCTCTGCACTGAACAATGCAGCGAATGTCGAATTAGAATTGATACGCGCTTTGAGTAATGCAGCCAAAGTGGTACCTTTGTTGTCTGACATGTTGTCTACCCTCACTCCCATATCAGCAGCACTAGTACCACTATCAGCACTGTCTTGCAAGGTGATAGTGAGAGTGGTCTCTGTACCGCTGGAGTTCAGCGCATGGAAAGTGATGACTGAGCCTACTATGGTTGTCTTAGTCTCAGAACCACCATCGTCTGTTAGGAACCTCTCACGAGTAATAGGTGCGATTTCATTGAAGTCATCAGAGATTTGGAAATTGGCTATAGTCTGACTAAAGTCGATAGCGGCAGTAGCAGCCGTGGTTTCTGCGTTTGTTTGGGCACAATCATCATCTCTGATTACGCAGTTGAGTCGAATGGATGTCATGACTTGATTGATGTCCCCACCGAACCTCTCTCCAGTGAAAGGTACAGGGAAAGTTCTGACGTTACGGTCTATCTGTATCATGTAGTCAGTACAGTCTAGAGCGACGAGTTGCTTGTCACGCCTCACCAAACGGACTCCTAATCCAGCCATCAGAATCTACCTCTCGTTGGGGCTCCACCCTGTCTGCGTAGTTCTTGAGTCAGCATGTCGCCAATCTCACGAGCCAGTGCACGCTTGTCCGTCCTGTCAGTAACGCCAGCGACATTGATGTTAAGTGTGACAGAACCGCCACCACCGCCTAGTTGGTCGTTGGGTACTATGTTGCCCGAACTTCCAGGCACGAACATCTCTGGACCCTTCTCTCCTACTATGTATGGTCGCCCTCCTGCCACAGGACCTCCTTCTGCTTTGAAAGGGTTGTAACTGGCGATTGTATCGACCATTCCACCACCAGGCATGTCAGGCATGTCAATATCGAACATGGATGTCAGTGCGTCTTTCTTCTCCTCGAGCCATGACATCAAATCGTTGTATTGTTGATAGATGAAAGCAATCGAGGCAGTAATAGCACCGCCTATGGCGTCAGGTATTCCTAGGAACCAGTTTAAGATATCAGAACCTAGACCTATTGCTCCATCTTTCAGCCACACAAGACCATCCCATATATCATCTCGCCATCTGTAAATGGCGGCAATAGTGAAAGCAAGGGCTGCTATGATAGCAGCAGGGATGGCTGCAACTCCGAGTAAGAAGAGTCCTACACGAAGAGTGATTGCAGAGAGGGCACCGACAATGATGGCTTCAAAGGTACCCATAGCACCACTAGCGAATGCGACAAGGCCGTATATTCCTGCGGCAATCAAAGCGAAACCAGCAATGAAACCAGCCTTTGTTGCTGCGGCTATTACCTGCCCCCTAGCCATGACGAGTCCGAATCTTACTGCGATAGCGTTGATTTTACCAATGATAGACACACTAATGAAAGAGAATAAGGGAGCCAAGGCTGCAAACTTTAGCATGGCTCCGGCAACGAAAGCAGTAACGACAGCAATGGCTGACATCATACCTGCATGGAAACTACCAGTGGCTTGTTCCACACCGTGGAATGCAGTACCTGCTAAACCTAGAGCAGCAGTGAGTATCGCCATCTTTGCACCGAACAGGCCAAGCACCACTAAAGCCAGTGCCCCAGTGCCAATTATACCACTGAAAATACCACCGTCCCCTTCACCAGACATGGCGAACAGCAGACCATTGACGGCAGTCTCTAACAGGAATACCCCGTCTGCCATTGCTACTATTGGTGACTCAGTGCCTTGCATCGCTAGACTGAACAAACCTATGCCAATAGTGAATGCAGCCATGAGACTTGTTAGAGTCCACAGAGTAGCCCCTAGACTGACGAAACGCATTGCTAAGGATATAGCGTGTTTGTTGGAATCAGTCTTCTTGTCGTTTAGGAATTGGAAGAGTTGACCGGCTTTTTCTAAACCGATGTTGTTAGCGAGAACAGTATCATTCAATATACCACTCGTGATAGTAAGAGCCTCTTGGGCTTTGGTGATTTGTGTTTGGTCTTTGTATAGCCCAGCAGATGCTTTGGCGAGCCTACTGACACTTTGTCCCAACAGTATCGCACCACCAATGTGGGTAGCGTAAAACGCATTCTTCAATTTGAGTGTCGCTCTCTCTACTTGGTCGACTTGTCTGCCTAGACCCTCGAATGCGAAACGGGCATCATCAATCTGCTTTGACATCACCAACTCTCCTTACTAAATGGCATGGGCGCACCCATGTCTGTACCGGCGACTCCCATCTTAGAATTAGAGGATTCGGTCTGCTTCCGTTGTTGCTCGCCCTCATGCTCTGTAACGGCTGCCGCCCAACAGAACATCATCTCGAACTCTTCGGGGCTGAGAGAATCTATTTCTCGTAGACTGAGGGAATAATGTCTCATGACGAAATATATCGCTGAATCGATATTCATCCCCATATCACTTTTACCTTTACCTTTGAGAAAATCACCTATTGTGCTTATCCTTCCAGCCCATCTTCCAAAGGGCCTGCCACCAAGTCCTGTGGTTGTGGTAGATATGTTGTGATTCGGGTGAGTATATCCGGCTGTAGTGCCAGTATCTGTGCTTTCGACATCTCGGGTTCGGTACGCTCTATACACTTGAAGAGCATGTATTTCCAGTAGCCAGCGAGGTCAATCTCTACACTACCGCTGTTCGGGTCTATGTTGACTACTTCTCTGACTGCTTCTTGCATCTCTAAGAATGTGAGGTCCTTAACCCACACCTTAATGATGCTGTCGTCGCCTACTGCGACATGGCGTTCTTTGCTGGCATTGCTAACCAGTAGGGTGTTTACATCTTCAATTACTTTCTTGTTGTTCTCCTGACTCACTTACTTCGCCCTCCAGGGCATTCTCTTCGCTTGAGACTGCCTCTTCCGAGGGGGTCTCTACAGACTCGTCAGGAGCCTCGTCAGAGGGGCCTGCATCATCTGCTTCCAGGCGGGCGATGAGTTCCGCCTTGGTACCTCTGACTGTCAATGCACGCTCTTCTAAGATAGCGCGCAATTGAACTACAGTCATCGACTCGTAATCAGTGGTGTCAGCAGTTGCTAACTCCTCAGGGAATGGGTTACCGTCAGTTGCGGCAGCCTCGGGATTGAAATCTATTACTTCCTCGACCTCAGATATAACTTCTTCAATAATTTCTTCAACAATCTCTGTAGCATTCTTATCAACGTCCCATCCAGGGTGTAAACTCCATCTTCCCATCTTTATTCCTCAACTGTGTAATAGTGAATCGTACGCTACAACCTTGACGTGGCGTGGGCGTATCTTCAACTCACTTCTAATGACTCCCTTATCTTCAGGGATAGGTAGTGGTGCCTCAGCGATGATGTAGTCGTCTATGATGACTCTGACTTCTTCTCTGGTGGGCCCTGCCCCTCCTTTGACTAGATGTAGTGTGATAGGCTCACTGTACCCCTTGGCTCTGTTGGTTCGGAACTCATGCCATAGCAATGGGTCACTGACCAGTATCTCCATATCGCACTCGTACTCTACAGCGCCTTCGACGCTGAGTGTGGGGTTTCTGCTACCTGCGAAAGGTATCTGCTCTAATGATGCACCAGTGCTGTTCCTTGGTTCTATGTTTGGATTAGTCCCTATGACTCTGTGCGTAGCGATATTGTTGTTACCGCTCACCTTGAACTTGGTGACCTGCGCTAGATTTGAGCCGAAGGCTGTGATTGTGCCATTGTAGAAGAAGAATGGTTTCTCAGTGTTAGGAGCAAATACCGGCAATCTTCCTCTCCTTGGGACCGTTAGCGATGTTCTCGAACATTCTGTGTGCTGTGTATCGGTCACCGAGCGTTACTGGTCTCTAGTCTACCAGTATCAGTGTAACACATGAGAGCGTCGAAGTCTACTTTCAATTTGACCTCTGCGTCAGCATCAGCCGTCATCTCCCAAGACTTGACCTTACAGCCTTTGTATAGCCTAGTGAGTTGTTTTGAGTCGGCAGCGTTGCCTGGAAGATGTAACGTATTTGCACTACTGTCTAATTCGTCTGTGGTGGATGAGCCTACGTTCCTGTTTCTTATGCTGGTCTCTATCGAGAATGATGGTTGATGCCACATGCTCCACATGGCTCTTGATTGTCTGTTGGTGATAGTACCGAAGCCAGCATCAGTAGTAACGAAGTCGGGGCTGCCGTTAGAAGAACCGTCGTCACACGCTAGATACTTGACTGTCTTTCCTGCAGCGTGGTCGAAGCAGAAAGGGTCGTCGACGTATATTCTCTTGAAGTCTGAAGTGTTATCGACTGCAATGACTCTCCTTATCTCGTTTCTCTCACTAGAGTGGAATTGAGTCTGTGCACCAGTCCACTTTGTGCGTGAAGTTGGTTCTTGAGCATAGGGGGTGAGTGTCTCTGCCGTGTCTATTACTACTACGTAATCACCAACCGCTACATTGGCTATATCGCTTATGCCATTGGCGAATCCAACGTAGGAATCTCCCATACCTATTGCGTTGGCAACCGTACCTAGAGTCCCTTCTACTGCCGATGGAGACGCTATAGCCTCGTTGCCTAGAGCGTAATAGAGCCAACGTGCACTGTGCATCATAGTCTCGAGAGAGCCGCCCTCGTTGCTTATCGACTGTGGTTCTTGCACGACTACTTGTCTGCCAATGCCGACTACATGTGAGCGTAGTACCTCTACTTTGGTCTCAGGTAGTGCGATAGTGGCTGCCAGTCCCACGAATTGGTCTGCTAGCACCCTCTCGTCACTGCCCTTTGCTTGAACGTGAGATTTCATGTTCGGGTCTATAGTGGGAGCACCTAATGCCTCNATGTAAAGTTCGTCACCAGTACCTGCAGCCAAACTGCTTGCACCAGTGATTGCGGGAGTGACGACTATCTCTTTCAAAGAGGCGGCGTCAATAACTCCGTCTGCCCCTATCCCGTTTGATACTATGGTGAAGAGTGAGCCTTGGTTGTAGTCGTAGTCCTCCCAAGTGGCCGTTGCTGACTTGATACGCAATCGGCAACCCGCTAGAGCACCCACTGGGTACTTCAGATAGCCGTCTGAATCGAAGAAGCCAGCGGTTGAACCACTGAAACTTATTCTTGTGGTGTCCGTGCTATCATTGCCGGACCCTCCAGCGCCTGTAGTCGGCGGCCCAAGTAAGCCCCCCAAACGCTCCTTTGCTTAGCACTATTCCTGTCTCGTGGCCGAGGGTGACCTCAGCCAAATCACCCTTATACACTGTCGATGGCATCCTGTATCACCCTACGCGATTAGTTCACTAAAGATAACTATTTCTACTTGGAAGGTCATTCTGTGCAAATGTTTGGTCCTATCTGACAAATCTGTCCTTGTTTTGAATAGCATCCTATCGAAGTTAATTGCATCGCCTTTTCTCTTCGAGTGAACGATACGGCGTATCTCATCTTCTATCTTCATTAATTGGTCTCTGCCTCTCACGGTACGGGCATCTACTGTGATATTGATACGTGTGTGAACGAAGTCATAGAACACCTCAGGTTGCTCCTCATTGTGGGCTGTCTCATAGAGGAACACTCCATCACTGCGGTTGAGGTCAAATCTCTTACCTCTGCCTGGTTCTAAGGTAGTGATATCCATTATCACAGGTTTTCTTTGGTCTGTGTTCCCTCTGTTCCAGTTGTCATCTAAGACGGATTGCATAATTGCTACTGATTCTTTTGCCATTCTAATCACCTAGTTCCTTACGCTTGTACGGGCCGTTACGGGCGTGCCTCTGTGCGAGCATGACGATACGGTCGTAACGCTCGTCTCCAGGCTCAAGCGCCTTCTTGTCTTTCCGTGAGATTATCTCGTTGTCATCGTTAACGTCGCAGTCGTCTATTTCTGCCTGTTCTATCAAGAACATTCTAGACTCTGAGGTAGGTACCCATATGCTCCCCTCTCTCAACATGTGGACGAACTCTTCGCCCACTAACTCAGCCACTGATGGAACCTCAATCAAGAGTCATCACTTCCATGTATCGTGGTAGAGTCTCAGCGACTTGCGTCTTGAACAGTTGATACTTAGCACCGAGGTCTATGTTAGTAGTCCCTTCAGGCATGAGAACGCTACGGTCATCAGAGAGCAACAGGTCCATTGCTACCATCTTGGTACAGATGTCTTCAATCGCTTTTTCGACGTACCGCTCTCCATACACATAAGAACATTTGACTGAGTTCCACTGGAAATAGGGGTATGTATTATTAAAGTAGATAATACCTAGGTCATAGTCGGCCCACCAATCACGAAGCCTAGCCTCGTCACCAGTACCACTGCCAAAGTAGTCTATCTTGAGTCTGTATTGAGTGAGAACAGTACCATTTGACACCGAAGCCAAGAGCCCGCTACTAGCGAGGTCAGTAACACCATTGAGTGTGGTATCGGTTTTACTTGTGTAGTAAGCGCATTTGACAGAAGAGCCTGTGCCTGTACAAATGATGCCGAAGGGAGCCAATGAAGAGGTGTCGGCCATGGTGATGGTTTGGTTACCGGCATGTGCACTAGTGACAGTCACTGTCGTATCAGTCAAGTTTGTTGCAGACATGGCTGTAAGATTAGTGAGACCTAGAGTGGCGTTTTCACCAGCCTCACCACGGTTCATGCTAGTAATTTTCAATTTTGAATTTCCGTAATCAGCGTTAGCAGAAGCCATAAACTCATGATGAACGTTAGCAACAGTGCTGCCGCTACTCGAAGCAGAGGTCTCAAGAGAAAACGAAGGAGAAAAGACGATAGCGTCCTTTTTTCTTCTGAGGTCTTTGTTGATGAGGTCCGCCAACTGTTGAGCGGCGTTAACACCATCGAAATCTGCACTCCATTTGTTAGAGGTTGAACCCACTTGCAGGCTAGCCACCCCACCACCTCCTGGGCAGAGGAATAAATAATCGTTGGTAGTCAAAGCGCTGTGGTCTAAAATCTGTAAGCGGGCTTCTGCAGTACCTACCTCTCTATATTCTTGACCTTGCCATATTTCTAATCTGAGAATCTGCTGTACATTGCGAAACATCAGCGGGACGGTACCTACGTAATCAGTGTAGTACCTGCGCCTGTAAGGTTTGTAGGTATCGAAATTGAGATACTCTGCAGTTTGGAGCATAGGTCTCCATGAATTGTTGCATAGGTTGTCTATCTTGTCTTGCATACGGAGAATCATAGTCTCTACAGCCCTGCGTGTCACCCCACGCCTCTTGCCATTTGTGAAAGATTGTAGGTTCTGTACGGTCGCATTGTCGGCCGTGTCGTAATCTCCTGTAGTACCACCAGACCAAGATAGAACTACATTAGTGCCGTCTCGGGCAACGCTGGTTAGTGTGACAGTCTCGCCTAGTTCAGTATCACTCGCTAACTCGACCTCATCGCCTACCTCGAACCCTACAGTTCTTTGGTCTGCGGGGCTTATAGAGCATGAGGTGCCGCTTGTGTTGGTGTCTGCTACCAAATATACGGGGTCAGGTAGGGGTATCTGTAGTATATCTGCTACTTTCTGAGCACTGCTGTATATTACTTGGTCAGGAAACAGAGGTCTAGGCTCTCGCTCTCCTGTGTTGAATACTACTGGCACTAAGCACCCCTCCCCATTGGGTGCCAGCCTTCGGGGTCATTAGGGTCATACACTCCAGTCTTAGAGTTCACCATGACATTGCTAGGATTAGGAGATTGTGGTTTAGGTAGATGGGGAGCGTGTGCTTGTACTGGTTGAGGAGTCTGAGCATTCAGACGTTGCCTAGCCTCATCATTCTTCATTCTATGATACTCTTCAAGTGTGACAAATCTACCTGAGCCTTCAGGGTACTCACGCATATCTATCATGTTCTTGAGTAAGGTCCATGCACTATTAAATGCACTCATACTTTCACATCCACCTTACCTAAGTTATACTCCATTGGTTTAGAGCATGCGGCACAGCGCTCTAGGTAGCAGAAATGGAGCATGCCGCAATGTTTGCAGCGAGTTCCACTACCTATGTCAATCACGTCTCGTATATTACGAGAGCGTGTGTTCTGCTCAGTTATTTGGCCGGCGAGCCGCTCGCGCGGAGTTGCGTCCGTGCGAACAGACTCACCGGTTGCGTAATTCCATCCTTGCTTGGTTAAACGTCGGAGGTCCTCGGCGTCCATTGTGCTCACCATCAAGTGGTGACCACTACTACGTATAAGTTCCCCGCCATGAGATAACTGGTTACACCCTCTACGGCTTTGCCGTTGGTGTAGTCATCTAGGACTTTCTGTATGCCACCGGCTACAGACGCCCCTAACTCAATTGCCTCGTCAGGGTTAAACTCGAAAACTTTCACGTCAGTCATGGGGTCTTACCCCCAATCATCGGCGGCCCAGGATAATGAACTTTCCACCAACTGAAGCATTTTCCGTAAAGTGGCACGTGGTTCCCACGAAGCCGACGGGGTTTGCTTGTTCAGTCGCACTGTTGACAATGACGTCGAAATACAGAACCTCAGACAAGAAGTCCGAAGCGTCTATCGATGTGTCACCATCAGCAAATGTTCCTGTTAGTAGTAGTAAGTTCCCTAGTGTTGTTGGTCTATCATCAAATGCTATTGCCATATTATTCACTCTCCTCAGTCGGTGCGACCTCGGCCGCGAGTACTTCATCAACTCTCTCTAGCATCTTCGCTTTCGTGGCGCGAACACCGGACATCTCGACTCCGTGGTCAGCCAACCATGTTTGGATGTCTGCCTTGAGCCAGTTTGTGTCCGGTAGTCCGTCGCCATCGTCTTGCGTAAACGTGACTCCTTCGTAGTCGTCAGTTATCTGCCAGTGTGTGTCTTTGAAGGCACCGCGACGGTCGTCCAACCATGCTTGGGAAACCTCGACAGGCGTGTGCCTATCATAGTGGCCGTACTTGGTACGTACGGTTCTTTCAGGTCCTCTCCAAAGTATTGTCGGCATACGAGGTCACTCCTTAATCATGCCACCAAGAGCCAAATCGTAGCGTTTGCAGTGTCATCGGTAGTCCCGTCTGCGGTTGCTTCACAGTCTGCGGTCAATACTAGACCACTGAAACTGACAGCGAGATTCGCTGTAGCGTCTTTGCTGTGAGCAAGGCAAGACAGGATGACGTTAGCCCCACCACTTAGTGTGATGGTTTCCGCCTCTGCCAATGCGCCTAGAGTTAGGCATACCATGCGTGGTTGCATTCTGTTCGTACCGTCAGTCTGACGGGCTGCGAAAGATGTCAAAGCGCCTGGGTATCCAGTAAGCCATGATGTATCATCTTGGTCCACTCCCGCTTGTAGCGGAAGGTCTAGGTCAACCGCAATAGTTGCGGATGCACTCGTTGTGTAGGTTATTCCTCTGTGTGTTGTTGCTGCCATATCATATCACCTCTGTTATCTCTCCACCAACCTCATGCAAGGTCACGGATTGAACCTCCTGCACCGAAGAAAGAATCCCATACCTCACCCATGGTTCGGTAGAGTCCCTCTTGTCCTAGTCTGTTGATGGCGAATGGGTCACCTGTTTCGATACCCGACTCGAAATACTGAGTTGGGATTGCGGTCTGGAACCATAGGTAGTCAGTATCGAAGTAGTAAATCCTCGAGATACCCGATGTGTCCTGCACTACGTCCTTGGAAGGAATGATTGGGACACCGTTGTAGGTAGCCACAATGAATCCAGCCTCTATACCTGGAACACCCTTTACACCGTTGTAGGTTGGGGTGACCCTCTTGGACTCCATGAACCTTTGCTGGCTCTGTAGGAGTTGCTGTACACGCATTAGGGTATCATACCCAGTCAGCATGACCTTGGGGTTACCACCACGCTTCCAAATCTGCTGGAACAATCCGTCCAGTTGATTTAGGCTTAGGTTCCTGTTAGTGTTGGCTGCGGAAGACACGTCTACCTCAGCACTGTGGAAGTCTGCGCTACCATCACGAGTGATGGAGTACAGGTCGTGGTCTGTGGTTGCGCTCACGTGACCTGTGCCTGTTGTCATCGAGTCAGGGTCTGTGGTCAGACGGTCTAGTGACTCGAGGTCGTTAAGGGCTGGGGTCTCCACATCTTCTAGGAGCATCCTGTTGATGTGGTCTGCGTGGTGCTTGCCCATTTCCTCTTTGAGGACCTGGCGTACGTCTCCAAGACCGTCATCCTTGTCAGATAGGAACATGCTTACTTCGCTTAGGTCGAAAGCGTGTCCAATCGTCTTTGGCTTTGCAGCCACGTGTAGGAAGTCAGGCTTGGTGGTGTCAGGCAGAGTAGCGTTTTCAGCCAGTCCACCGCCCACTGTGAAGGAAGGCTTGGAGGTAATGATTCTCCATCCACTTCTTTCCCAAGGCTTCTTTGGAAGGATTGAGAACGCGTTGAACTCTTGGTTCAGTTGCGACCAAACTTTCCTTCCGTAGATTGCTTGGTAAGTACCTGCAGTGGTGCTCATTAGCGGTGCATCCGCTTTGAGTATGTCTCCACTGCTGTATGTGTACCCAGTCGTTGCGGTACCACCGTAGTAGTACCTTTCCATATCTTGTATTGTTCTTACGTAATTACGTGCCATATTCAGTTGCCTCCTTGTAGGGCTTTTCCAGCCATCCTGTGGACGTCGTCCCATGACATCTCTGCCATGTCTCTAGTCTCAGGAACTGTCATCATTGGAACACTTGCAGACTTCTGTATGTCTTCGCCTTCGGAGGTCGAGAAGGTCTCGATTCTCTCACCTAGAGCGATAACAGCCTTCTGTAGGTCTGCTAGTGGACCGCGAGCGTCGAACTCTGTTCGTGACTTCTCAGTCGCGTCTGCGGAAATCTCCTTTTGGAGTCTCATGGAGAACTCGTTACCAAGTTCAGTCTTGAACTTCTGCTCTAGAGCAGCAGCCTTGTAGACTTGGTATGCCTCTTCAATCTGAGAGGGGGACACTGCTTCAGGGGAAATGTAGTCGTCAGCCTTGATAACGTTCTTGTTACCGCTTCCGCCAGCGCCCATATCCATCTTCGGCCTCTTGCCCGAGTCATCCTCACCGGCTCCCTCTATGCTGCCCTGACCTCTGTGGTCAAAGCCGTGCTCTCCAGGGGAGTATCCTTTCTCTACCCCTTCAAGAGTCTCTTCTAGAGAAGACCTTGCAGCCACTGGGTCGTACCCAGCGGACTTAACAGTGGTCTCTAGCCAGTTAAGATAGTCTGTCGAGATAACATCATCTAGGTCGTCAGATGCTTTGTACATCTTATCATCCTTGCTTGTCTCGACTTCCTCCTTTTCCTTTTTCTTGTCGTCTTTTTTGTCCATTGCTTTCTCTGCGTCTTCCGATTTCTCCGACTCTTCGGCAGCCTTTACAGCAGCCTCTGCTTGGTCGGCATCGTCGAGTCTCTTAGAGAGCCTCTCCAACACATTCTGCAACTCATTCATCGTTTCACTTTCGTCACTCATGTTTTCACCTTTGTTTGTTGTTGTATCCTCCTTTAGGATTCTAAATTGGGCTTCAGGATTGATGCCCTTTTCGCAAATGGTCACTTCGTGCAACTCCATGCGGCGTATTTCACGATAGTCACCTCGGGTGCCATCATGTTTGTTGACACGCTCGAAAGCCTGCCCACCGATGGAGAACGACTTTAGGTTCCCCTTGCGAATCTCTGCTGCTACTTCTCGTGCCTTCTCTATGTCACTTCGTAGTTGGATGACAACGAACATTCCCGTGTCATCGACTTCCGACTTCCATACTCGGCCACCAGTATCAGTGTAGTTAGGGATTACCTCCCCTACTTGTATGTTAGAATGTGCTAGTTGGACGTTTCTGAATCCTGGAGATTTCATGAACTTGCCGAAAGCGTCCTTCAATGCGTTCTTTGTGATTAGGTCTCCTTGCTTGTCAACCATCTCAACAGACGCATAACCTGCTACGACCAATTCAGAAGACCTAGATTTCAATAACACAGGTTCGTCAATAGGAGCCTGCATCATAAGCATTAACGCACGATTTTTTTCTAATCCTACTTAAATCCCTATGATGAAACTGGAAGTTTTAAGTGTTTATTGTCTTTTTCTTTACGAGATGTTGAGAATCTTGGACAGTCTTCTGCTTTGTGTCCCATGCCTTGCCCACAGTCCTCTCCTATCTTTGCTCCACACCAGCAATCTCCACCTTTCTTTTGTCTATGACTTGGGTCATGGTCAGGAAGATTGTGCCCCTCAGTGTTCTCTGTTGGCCCACTGGGAGATTCGACAGGTGTGGCGTAGTCTATACCTAGTCCTTTAGGGCCAGTGAAAGTGGTCTTCTCTTTGAGTATGTTGTCCAAAGTCTCTAACGCACTCGTTAGTTGCTTGGCTAATTTAGGGTCTTTGAGTAATCTCTCTGCAGGCTTCAACACTTTCTTTGGTTTCTTGTCATGATTTGCTGGAGGCTCCGGTACGACATTCGCCTTCTTAGCCTTCTTCGTTTCTACTTCTGCTCTTAGGAACACAGCAGCGAGAGGTTCCCAATACTCTCTCTGTGACTCAGCCAAAGTCTCTAAGTATGAATTAGGAGCGTCTATTGCCTTGATGATAAATGAGTGACCGTATGGTTCAGTGTCGTACACTACATGTCCTGACGGGAAGTCCAAATGCACGCTGCCCTTTTTCACCCTCACATTGTGAGGGACATCTTGATTCTTCTCGCCACTCAATATAGACAGAGTCTGAAGACTGTCTGTAGAACTGGCTTCTGCTTCCTTGAGATACTTGGCACCATGCAAGGTGAACACTTTGAGATTGTCACGCCCTTTCGCTGTGACGTTTGATGTCTTAACAGTGATACATTGACCAGGCTCTAGACCCTCTTTCACTAATGAGCCTACATCCATGTAATGCTCTCCTTTGAATTTCACAGCCCTGTTGCCCAAACGCTTGGCTTGGTCTTCCAATAACGGCCCTACTCCTAACAGACAGGCACCTCCTGTCTCTAGCACCATTACATCCAACTGATGCTCTTTGGTCATCAGTAGCCATTTGGGGTGTCTTGTCTCACCCTTCATGTAAGTAGAGTCTGCATCTCTCAGCATGACTTGCTTTACTCCCTTCTCCTTCATGAGGTCCTTGAGAGCCCTCTCCAAACCCACAGTATCCACCCTCTTCGTATTGATAGGTGCAGGTATGAGCACTTCCTCGGTCGCTGAAAAGTTGGCTCGGAGATGACGGACTCTGTCTTTTGTTTCAGTGTTGCCTAGGTCTTCATCGCCTGCCTTTACTATGTCTAGTATGTGAAGCACCTCTCCGTCCCATATACAATCAACCAAGAAACCTGCTTTGTGTGCGGCTCTTACCCCCTCTCTAACTTTGCTTGGTAAGGGTACGTTTTCCTTATGTGTGTTGTAAGCCTGTACCTTACTACCCTTCTTGGATACCATGACTCTCTCTCCTTTCGGCCACGAAGAAAGCACCCAATCTCCGGATAAACCCTTGAAGCAATCTAGGTCATCGAGTGAGAAAATACGATGCA